TGTTAAGTAAGTTGAAACTCTCTGGCGGCACAACATCGCCCTTTGCGTGACGAATCTGTGCCTCTGTTAAGTTTGCTTTTCTAAAGCTATTAGTGCCGCCCACATAAGCGCCGGAACCGCTGATGTTTCTGATAAACGTCTCGCCGTAGTGAGCAGTTAGAAACTTAGCAACTTCACGCTCATAGGAGCTACCTTTAACCTTAGATTTACTTGTCATATAGTGTTTTAGTTATCTCTGTGTAGTGTGCGTAAAAAATTTATTCTTCTTCAGTGGCGCTGTCGCGGAGACTAGTAAATCCATTTTCTTTGACAACCGTCAAGATTTTGTCGATTCTGCTTACTAGCTCCTCTTTGTGTGACACTAACCATACGCTCTTGTTGCGTCTGCGAACAAAGTCTTTAAGAACAGCTACAGCATTATCAACGCCAACAGCATCCATACCGTTATCTACGAGTTCGTCAATCATCAATAAGTTGATGGGCGAGTATAGGTTCTCAAAAACATCACGGAATGCGAACGACAGACCCAAAATCAAGCGGTTACGCTCACCTCTGCTCAAGTTATCAAAGTCTAAGTCTCTACCTAGTTCAGTAATCTCAACACTCAAGTCATTCTGAAACACAACTTGATGCGGCAAGCCCATTTTGTCGAGATATTGAGCAAGACGAGCGTTGAGATAGCCTAAGTTCTGCTCGATAATACGCTTGCGAACAAATGACTTCTTATTTGTTAGGAGGTCTAAGAGATATTCCTGATGCTTCAACACCCTGTTGAGTTCGTCAATAGCGCTATAATCAACTGCCTGAATAGCATTCTTTTCCATATCTGCGATTTGTTCGCTATACGGGTCAGTTTCCTCGTGTTTAGCAACAATCTGTTCTTCTAAGTTTGCTACCTGCGTTTTATGCTCTATGGCTTCCTGTTCAGTCTTATAGATAGTAGTAGGTTTCTGCCCTAATTCGATCTCTACAAGTTCCTTTAGTTGATCTTCGAACGGATTAACTTCTTGCTTCTTTGCTTCAATCTGACGAACAATATTTTCTACTTCACTGCTGTGTCTGACTGCTTCTGCTTCTGTTCGGTAATGAGTCACCGGTTTATCGCCTAGGGGTTCAAGCGCACTAAGAGCATCGGTATGCTCCATCCATTGAGTATTTGTAGCAAGTGCCTGTAGGGCGGCTTCTTGTAGAGCCCGCTCTTTAGCCGCTAATACAGACTCATGATTACTATCGTGAAAATCTTGACCGCAAGCATAACACTTGTGATTTTTTAGTTCTTGGACCTCGGCCTTCAACTTGTCGATGACTTTTTGCTCACGCTTCTCGGTCGCAACACAATCATCAATATACTTTTGTAATTGCTTCATGTTAGCTGATTTCACAACCCAGGCAGATAAATCCCGGTGTGCTTGTAGTTCCGCATCAATATCGATATGTGATCGCTCGTCTAAGTTCCGTTCCAGTTCTCTTAAATCAGTGTAAAATTTATTTAACCACTGAGTTGAGCGTGTAGAAATGGATCGGTAAGTGTCGCTTTGTTTCTTTTGTTCGTTCCAGATTGCTAAATCTTTGTGAGCGAGTAATTCAGCTTCAATATTAACAGCGCTTAGGCGCTCGTGGTTAGTAGCCAAATAAGCGATATCGCTATCGTATTTCTTCTGCCATAATACTTGTCTGCGTTTTAGCGACTCAATCTGCTCTTGTATTCGCTTGTTGGTTTCGTCAATTCCACGAACACGATATTCTTCTGCTGTGATCGAATCTTTTGTTTGCTTGATTAGTTCTTTGACTGCTGTTGCTTTCTCGCTCAACAGGGTAATGCCTAGCAACTGCTCAATGACTTCACGCTGTTCTGCTACCTTGAGAGATAAGAAGGGCGTTGTATAGCTATTCAACCCTACGATATGATTGAACATAGTGCTAGACATACATAGGACACGCTCGATAGCATCTTGTGTCTCACGGCTATCGCCCTGTGAGTCATCCTCACTGCTTTGCTCTTTGTTATTGACGAAGAATTTTAAGGAGTTGGGTTTACGGGTTCGCTGAATTTTATAGTCGATACCTCTGACATTGAACTCGATAGTCACCGACATATTCTTCTCGTTAGTTCTGTTGATCAGATTGTCTTTTTTGATCGAGTTGATGGCAGTGCCGAACAGAGCATAGGAGATACCCTGAAAAATAGTGCTCTTGCCCACGCCGTTTTTTGAGCCAGCATCACTACCGCCGAGATCGATATTCTCGCCAAGGATTAGGGTTAGATCCTGATTATTGAGTTCTACGCTCTGCTCAACATTGCCAAAAGACATGAAGTTTTTTAATTTTAGATTTTTTACTGTGATCATTGTGGGTTTAAATTGAACGGTAGATATCAAGTAGTAGTTTTTTATCGAATGCACCTTCTTGAAGTTCATCGATTTGCTTTTGAATGATAGCATCTACTGACTCGAACTCGGTATTTGCGTAATCTGTGTTATCAGTCTCTAAGTCCGTCTTTTGCGGAATTAAGGTCATTTCACGAAGTCCGTATTGGGGAACTAGGGTTTCTCGCAGAAATGCACTCTCTTCATAACTAATTTCAACATCAAGATTAACTTTAACATAACTATCAGGAACTAGCAACCGTTCTGGTTCTTCTAGTATTTGTGACAGGTTGTAGATACGATATTTTGGTGCTTGAGGCCAGATATGATACACGGGCTCTTCACCCCACTCAAGTATCATCATACCGCGATTATCGTCTCCCGCATCTGAAAAGTTGTGAGGGAAAGCATTGCCAATATACGAGACATTTCCCTTGTGCTGACGCTTATGAAAGTGACCCGAGAATACTCGGTCGAATTTCTTCAAGTGCGAGGTTTGTAGTTCGCCGTGATCGGGCATTTCGATCATTGCGTTTAAAATAAAGTGCGGTAGTTCAAAGTGACCGAATAAGTATTTGCCAGACTTCCTCTCTAATTTCTTCCAATCTTCGCCCACTAACCACGGGGCAATAACAACATCGCCTTGTTCGAACCAATCGTCAATGATTTTTACCCTGGGTAGATGCTTAGCCCATTCGACACTATGAACATCACGCTTGTCCCGGAAGAACAGGTCATGATTTCCAGCAATGAAATAAACCTGCTCGAAGTTATCGTTGAGTTTTTCTAGTGCCTGGAGACCATAGTGTAGGGTCTGAATATTGATGGCAGCACGATTGTGGTTATAGTCGCCCAAGAAAAAGCAGGTTTCACAACCTTCCCTCCGTGCCGTTTCGATGAACCAGTCAACAAAGTTAGCACAATCTGTGTTGTGCTGAACTGAGTTGCTCTTCAGGCCAAAGTGTATGTCGGTGAATGCGGCGGCCTTTTTAAATAAGTTTGTCATGTATGTAGAAATAGTTATAACTCACCACAGTATAGCAAAAAGGAGTCAACGATGTCAACTCCTTTGGAAATGAATTTGTCCGAACCATTTATTCTACTGGCGGCTTATACTCATTAGCAAACTGACGGGTGAATGATGGAGCCAAACCATTATATTCCATCAGGTCATCTCTGATGCTTTGACTTTTCTTCTCAGTATTGAGTACTCGACAGAATGAGTTATTGAGTACGGCAGTAAAGTAGGCGAACGGATTATTAGACTTTGCTTCATTAAAACGCAAGCCAACATAGGTAAGCTGGAGCACAGCACTTCCGCGCATTTCATCGTTGTATGAATAGCCACGCCAGTTCCATTTTGTGCCATACTTCTCACATAGCTTCAAATACATACGAGCAAGAGTATTGGTAATCTGGCCACCATCACGCTCGAACTCACCAGTTTTCACATCACCCTTCCAATGAGACTTACCAACGCACACGAGACTTCCCATCTTGTTGAGTTTAAAGTGCTGAAACGGAGGAAAGTTCACTCGGATATGAACAAGATCGTCCATCTTGACCGGAGCGGCCGCTTCCAAATCCTCGAACAAGTTTTCTTCTTCCTCGAACTCGAACATATCTTTTGCTGTTTTCTTCTTGGTGACTTTCTTGGGCGCTTTTGGAGCTAATGGAATGTGATCCCAGGTCATCACACGGAAGATCAAGTCGGTATCAGGGATGGTAGCAGGGTCGGTGGTGCCCTTGGTCAATCCCAGTTCAAGATCAGTGCGTAGCGCCCGCGCGACCTTAGCTGCCTGAATAGTCTCAGCCCTACTAGCATACTCCAAGTTGACCTCTAAGTCACTGTTGTCTAAGTAGTCAACGATGAAGTCATACTGATGATACTCAGGCTTTGTGAATGAGCAATAGCTATTTTTGCTCTGATGGATCTCTTTCAAGATGTCCTTATTATTTAAGTAATTTTTTTTCGGTGAGGTAGTGGTGATTGTTGTAGTCATAGTTAGTAATAATTCATTGTATCACACAATGGGAGAAAATCTACTAAAATGGATGAATTTGTAGTTGACTTAAACTACAAAAACAGCACTTTATTTATCTGCTAAATACTAAAAAGGACAATAGTAACTATGGCATCGTATGTAGGAACAGCATCAGATCAGGACTCAGACGCTTCTCAGAGGGCTGCCTATGAAGCGGCAGTATCGAACGCAAAGCAAGAACTCGGCGATAATATCACTGTAGGGTTCACTCAATATCGAACTAAAATTGAAGGTGAAGCTAAGCCATATCTGTATGTATCTACTTGTACAATTGTAGCGGAACCGGCCGCCGCCCCGGAAGAACCTACGCCAGTATCTCAGCCCACTGGTGAAGATAAACCCGAGGGTTCGACGCCAGTATCAACAGAAACTACGACACCCGCTACGACAGAGACACCAGCGGCAACAACAACATTCGATGAGATAGTGACCACCGCGGCACGGCCAACACCAAGTTATCCAACTGCCCCAGACTGGCGTTTTCGTGTATCACTTGCTCCTAAGGCAGATTATTTTTACAATGCTGCCGACCCAGGCATATTGGCACCACTGAAAGCAACGAAGGGTGTTATCTTTCCCTACACGCCCTCTATCTCAGTGTCATATGTAGCAAAGTACGATACTCAGACACCGACTCATAGTAACTTCTCAATAAACAACTATCAACATAGTTCAGTTGAACAAGTAACTGTTGAAGCAGACTTCACCGCTCAAGATATCATGGAAGCAAACTACCTACTTGCGGTGATTCACTTCTTTAAGAGTGCGACTAAGATGTTCTACGGCAAAGACCTGAATCCGGCTCGTGGTGTGCCGCCACCGCTATTGTATTTGACAGGATTCGGTCAATATCAATTCGATAATCATCCTGTTGTTCTTACAAATTTTACATACAAATTACCAGTTGATGTTGATTACATCAACGCTTACCCTAATGGGGTAGAAGTTGGGGTCAACGGAGCACAATTAGCAGCATTCAATCAGGAAAAGAAAACTGGCGACATAAGAGCATTCATTGAAAAATTACGAGCTACTATCATGAAGGGTAATAAAAAAGCTAGCAGCAGTGAAGCGGCGGCAGCACCGAAACTATCACAAGCTCTCACGCGAGTGCCAACTAAGATGAGTATTTCTCTAACATTTCAACCTATTGTTACTCGTAATGCGATAAGTAACGAGTTCAGTCTTAAAGACTACGCTAGTGGTAAATTACTACGTGGTAGTCAAAATCCTAAAACAGGCGGAGGTATCTGGTAATGGGGTATTCAGCATCAAGTCCGTATCATACAAGTAAAGTCGTAAACGGTAAATTTTTAGATGTGATGATCAATCGCCCTATTCCAGGTGACGCTAGTGATTATTACTGGACAATAGAACCAACATATCATCTGCGGCCCGATCTACTAGCAAGTCATCTATACGATGATAGTAAATTATGGTGGGTATTCGCACAGCGCAACCCAAACACACTTAAAGATCCGCTTGGGGATTTCACAGTAGGTACGCAAATTTATGTACCAAAGAGCGATACATTAAGAGCAACACTAGGATTGTAAGATGGCAGTTTCTGAAAACAAAGTTGACGATAACGCAGTTACTGGCACCGATGATACATCAACTGCCAGTGAAGCAAGTGGCACAACACCGCCTTCGTCCTCTACTGGTAGCAAATCAGCTCGTTCTACAACTGCTAGCGCTGATTACAATGGACCAAAAATACCAGGCGTGAGGATGATTAACCCTCTCAGTCAATTCAGTAGTTACACATATTCACTAGTTCTGTACATGATGACACCCGAAGCATTTACTAACTTCACACTTGCTGGCGGCTCGATGTCTGGTATCAAAGGCAAGGGTAAGGGTGTGTACATCGTGGCACAAAGTGGCGGTATCAATGGTGATATTGAAGACAGAGCGATTACATTCTCAGGCAAACTAGGCTCAGGGCAACGAGGACTAGACTACTTTATTGATGATTTATCTGTTACTACTTACATGCCTGCCGGCGGCGGCGAGGGAGCAACTGTTGGTACTGAATTCAAGTTCAAAATTATTCAGCCAACCGGATTTAGTTTCATCCAAGACATTGGTAAAACTAGTCGAGCGATTAATCTTGAAAGTAAAATTACAACGAATACCACTATAAACCCACTAGAGCAATTCTATGTCCTTGGTATCAAGTTCTATGGCTATGATGTTAACGGCTCAGTCATGACAGCATCGAGTCCTGAAGTGCAAGGCTACGACAACGGCGGCAGTGACGGAGATAAGAATGCTGTCATCCAACGATACTTTGGTATTAGTATTAATGAGATGAAGTTCAAATTAGACAATAAAGTAACATTTTATGATATTAAAGCATCGCCCGCTGCAGATCTTTTTGCTTATGGTACAATCAATAGTACCATCAAAAAAGACTTTACATTAGTAGCAGGAACAGTAGCAGAAGCGTTAGGAGCTGTGGATGGAGAGGGTATTAGAGGTTTATCAGAAGTACTCAACAACGAAGGTCAAGATCAAAAAGATCGTGGCGTTATTGATACGTCAATAAAATACACATTTGAATTTTATGACGAAAACGGCAATAAAGTAGAACCTAAAGAAAGCGTGATTGGTAAGAGTGGTCTCGTGGATAAAACAATCGCAACAGCGGAAAATGCTCCTATTTCTGATGCTACTGACTTGAGTAAAGTAACTGTTGCTGATAGTTACAAAGCCGGTAGTATTCCTAAAGGCAGAAAAACAATTTCTGTTCCTGCCGGCACCAGTCTCGTAAGCGTAGTCGATAACATCATTGTTAAAAGCAACTTCATTAGTGACGCACTAACGAAAACAATCAGTCAGGATGCAGAGGCACAATCTGTCAAAAAATCACCGACGGCAACCCTACAATGGTATTCGATGTCGCCGTATGCTGTTCCTCGTGCTAGAGAGAATGGTAACTGGGTTTGTGACATCACGTATCAAATCAGACCATTTAGTGTACCATACATACGAAGTGATATCGTAGGAGTCACGAGTAAGTATGATGGACCTTACAAGTTCTATCATTACTACTTTACTGGACAAAATAGTGAAGTGCTAGAATACTCGCAGCAATTTGATAATTTGTATTTCATGTTGGCGGATATGCCAACTAACTCAGATGCTGATCCTGTCGATAAGCCTAAAGATGATACTCCACGTGCGGTATCTAATGCTGTGGAAGGCACTAACAAAGCAGGCAATACAAACAAAGCAGGACAACTAAACGACATGGTCAAAGCTCAGTTGTATAGTCCCGCTGATACAAACAAAGCAAAGTTAAAAATATTAGGTGACCCAGATTATCTAGCAACAAACATTGGTGTTACCTATCAACCAGGAACTAAGTATTTTAACAAAGACCATAGTATTAACATCAACAGCGGTCAAGTATTCATTCAATTAAATTTTAATACTGCGGATGATTACAGTATCACCGAAAGAGGAAATCCATCTGGAACAGGATTACTTAATGTTAGTGATAAAGTTCAGTTCTATGAGTCAACTGCTGCCAAAGATGTAGGTATCGATGGTATGGTGTTCAATGTAATTAAAGTAACAAGTACTCTTTCTAAAGGAGTATTCTTACAAATTCTTGACTGTAAGGTGCCGCTATTAGATGACTTAGTTGGTCAAGATAATGCTGCTGGCTCATCAGTTGATGAAAGTGGCAGAATGACAAATGAGGGTGATGCTAGAACTACTGATTCTGCTTCAAAATCTACGCCGGTCAACAATAAAGCATCAGCGACCAGTGCTAACGGACCAGCGTCCGGAGGGAACGCCAGTGAAGTCACGGCGGCAGTTGATACTAGAACTACCAACACTCCAGCAACAACGCCCAGTAATACTGATACTACCACTAACGCAAGAGATTCTGGAACTACAGAAAATACAAGCTCATCAGCACAAGCAATATCTGACCCTGTAAATAATACATTACAGGGTTCTACAGTACTTGATGATACCGTTACATCTAGAGCAGAACAAACAAGTGATGAAGATAATCAACGAGAAGCATAACTATGGCAACCAACGTACAACATAAAGGCCAAAAACCAACAAAAGCATATGCGGAATCTGGCGCAGGAAATACATCAGGGCCATTTATCGGCGTTGTAAAAAACAATGTAGATAAGACACACAGCGGTAAGATAGAGGTCTACATAGCTGCATTTGGCGGAAGCGATCCCGATTCGTCTAGAAACTGGACACCGGTAAGTTACATGAGTCCATTCATTGGAATCTCAAGCTCTGGTAAGAATCCTAAATCTGGGCCAGACAAATCAGGCGACGGCGGCTACCTAGGTAATCCGAACAGCTACGGCTTCTGGGCATCATCTCCTGATATTGGCACAGAAGTAGTGTGTATCTTTATTAACGGTAACAAAAGTCAAGGCTATTACATCGGCTGTGTGCCAAAAGTAGGATTGGTACAGATGGTGCCAGCGATTGGGGCATCTTCAAAAGTAAAACCAAATGATGCCGAAGCTAGCTCATATGCGGGAGCAAATAGACTACCAACAAACGAAATAAACACTGCTAATCCTAATGTACGAGACAGCAGTCAACCATACAATGAAACTAAACCAGTTCATAGTTATCAATCGAGCATCTATGCCCAACAGGGGTTGATCAGAGATGATATTCGTGGGGTAATCGGTAGTAGCGCTCAGCGAGAATCGCCAAGTCGAGTATTCGGCATCTCTACGCCAGGTGGAGCAATTTATGAAGGCGGCTACAACGCGGCAACACTCGGTACCGCAGTAAAGAACGGCGTTGATCCTAGTAAACTAAAACAACTTGGTAGAACCGGCGGACACACATTCGTCATGGATGACGGCTCATTACAGGGAAAAGATCAGCACATTAGATTACGAACATCAGCTGGACATCAAATTACAATGAGTGATAGTGGTCAAACATTATTCATCACTCACGCTAACGGTCAAAGTTGGGTAGAATTAGGAAAAGAAGGTACAATCGACATCTACTCTACAAATTCATTCAATGTTCGAACACATGGAGACATCAATTTCCACGCTGATAGAGACATTAATTTACATGCAGGTAGAAATCTGAATGTAAATGCGGAATCAATTAGTCACGAAAGTACAAAAGATTACTCAGTTAGAGCTGGCGGTTCATTCAAGGGATATACGGTGAACTCGTTCACATTCAAAGCAGATGCTAGTATTGCCATGTCAACTAGCGGCAGCTTTGGTCTAAAATCAGATGGCGTAATGAGTATCAAAGGTTCAAAAGTGAATTTGAATACAGACAGTCCTAATGATGCTCCAGATGTGCCAGCAATGTCGAAAACAAAACACACTGATACTCTATTCAGTCAATCAAAGGGCTGGCTATCAGCATCTCCTAATTTGGAGAGTATTGCTACTCGTGTGCCTACGCATCAACCATTCATTGGTGCTGGCAAGGGTCTCGATATTCCGTTCAATGGTGTAGCAGGAAGCTAAACATGCCAACAACTCTAGTCAATGCGCTCAATACATCTACTGCCTCAGCCCCAGAAACTCCAGTAACAGTTGCTCAGATAAATGCTGCTCCCATATCAACAACAACTGCCGGCCCATTGCCGCCATCAGCAATACAAGCCCTTACTGCTCAGATAGCATCTAACGCCCAACAATTATCTGAGGGTGAACAACAGGCAGCAGGAGTAGTTAACTCTACTACTGGCATAACCACTCGTCAACTCGAAGTGGCCGGCGCAATCGCACCCGGTTCCGGTGCTCTAACTGCAGCTCTAATCAGTAAAGGTATGCCAGCATCTCAGGCGCTTGAAGGAATGATGACCGGCCCCACAACTGCCACCACGATGGTCAATAGTGTAGTGCCTCAAACACGAGCATTGGAAAGTGTGTTGTCGAAGTCAGCAACATCCCTACAGAGTAGTGGTGTTCTCACAGGAAAAGAAAGTGCAGCCCAAGCCGGCGGACCAATTATGGCCGCCGCCGTAATGGGGGTTGGCGCAGTAACTAGTTTACTCGGAAGCAGTAATCCTGCTTCTGGCCTTGGCCTGAAAATACCAGGCTCGATTGGTAGCTTAGGAGATAATTTATCTAGTGGCAAATTAGCTGGAGGATTATCTGACAAACTAACATCCGGTGGGATTGCTACCAGCTTAGGCGGCATGTTAGACTCAGCGAAGAACTCAGTCACGGGCGCTCTAGATGGACTAAAAAGTACAGCAGAAAACGCATTCGCTTCTGTCGAAGGCTCATTCGTGTCACTAAAGGGAGGAGTTACTAACATATTAGGTAAAGCATCAGGCTCAGCAAATGAAGTTAAATTAAGTGATGCATCTTTGGCAAATAAAAAAGTTGGATCTGCAAAAGCAGAAGTAGCGGCCCTAGAAGAAGTTGTACTTGACGCTAAAAAAACTTACAGAGAAGATGACTCCCAAGAAAATGCCACGGCACTAGCCACCGCAGAAAAAAATCTAGCGGCAGCAAAACAAAAAGCAGCAAAGGCCAGTACTAGCTTTCTCTCAGCATCTACTGCTAGCATTCCTGGTGTATCATCAATTAGTAATACATTAAACTCAGGTCTAAATGCGTTGCCTGGAGGTATAGGAGCATTCGCAACACAAGTGTCGTCAAAGACTGGTAGTAATCCACTAACATCGATTATCGCATCAGCTAAATCAGTTAGTGGTTCATCATCGTTTGACTTGTCTAAAAATGCCGGTGATGTAATGTCAAGTGTAAGTTCATCTCTAAATGGCGCAATGAAAACTGCTATGGGCACTGCTACGGGTGCCCTTGATAAAGCAAAATCTGCCGCCTCTGGGATGCTAGGTCAACTAGAAACTAGCCTAGCATCGATAGGAAATATGCCAGGGCAAATCAAAATGCCAGTAATGTCAGCGGATGCAGTGTTACCATCAGCAAAAGCGGCGATTGCTGCCGCTCAAGGTAAATTACTAGGTGACCCACGAATTCCACGACCAGGAGCAGTCACGGAAGAAACAGAATCTACGGAAGATCCGGATGAAATAGTCAATAAACAAGCAACTGCTCTTGCCGCGATTGAAGATAAACAGTCAGCAGTAGATATCATTGACCAAAAAATTGCCGCAATATTTGAAAAAATAGCAGCTAATACAATTAGTACTGATGAGGGTTACTCTAAAATTCACGCACTACAAGTAGAGCTAGATGCTGCAAATGAAGAATTATCTACTGCTCAAGCGAATTACGAAGCGACCGTAAGGGCATAAATACACTATGGCACTATTCACCGGCTTTTCCACAATCGATATTAATCAACCAACATCAAGAATCGTTGATGGGCTTGTTATTGAGAATAAAATACTGGGTAAAAAATTCAAACTAACCGATAAAGAATTGATAGTAAGAGACCTAATGAATTCATTATCGATAAAGCAAGGTGAAAAAGTAGGTAATCCCGAATATGGCACATCGATATGGAGCTATGTGTTTGACCCAAGCACATCAGTTCTACACGAAGAGATGAAAATTGAAGTTCGTCGTGTTGTTGCCTTGGACCCAAGAGTAACTTTACATTCGTGCGTAGTCACTCCTAGTGAGAATGAAGTAGCTATTGAGATGGAAGTTGAATACAATCCACTAGGCGAAATCGACACGATTGGCTTAAGTCTCAGTAAAAGTACCGGCACAGTATCAAAAACTTCATAAAAGCCACTGATTTCTGCTCTGATAAATACTAAATCACGGGAAATCTAACATGGCATCAACATCAAGACAATCAAGTTTATTCGGCGCACAAGACTGGCAGAAACTGTATCAGGCATACAGTAGTGCCGATTTACAGTCATACGACTACGAGTCGTTGCGTAAAAACTTCATTGACTATCTGACAGCTAACTATCCCGAGACATTTAATGACTACGTTGAGTCAAGTGAATTCGTAGCCCTACTTGATGTCATGGCATACATGGGTCAAGCCCTAGCATTCCGTGGTGATCTAAACGCTCGTGAAAACTTTCTTGATACCGCTCAACGCCGTGATTCAGTTATCAAATTAGCAAACTTGATTAGTTACAATCCTAAACGAAATAATGCGGCTCAAGGATTAGTAAAAGTTACAGCGTTATCTACTACAGAAAATATCACTGATATCAACGGTAATAACTTGGGTGGTAGAACAATCTCCTGGAATGATCCATCAAATGCTACTTGGCAAGAGCAATTTAACACAATCATTAACGCAACGCTACTGAATAATCAGAGAATAGGCAAACCAGGCAACAGTCAGGATCTCCTCGGTATTAAAACCGATGAGTATACTATCAATATTCCAGCATCACAATTACCAATAGTGACATATCAGTCACAAGTAGGTGGCACCACAATGAACTTTGAACTAACATCAGTGTCTAGTTTAAATCAATCATACTTGTATGAGCTGCCACCTGCTCCTAATAGTCAATTTAATATCTTGTACAGAAATGACAAGTTGGGTTATGGTAGCATCAATACAGGATTCTTCTTCTATTTCAAGCAAGGTAGTTTACAAACTGTAGATTTCAGTTTTACAGAAGCAATCCAAAACAATATGCAGTTGATAAAAGTGCAGGGAGTGAATAATGACGACACCTGGTTGTACAAACTAGATACTGCTGGTACACCTACTGAACTGTGGACACAAGTACAAAATGTTTACACATCAGCAACCGATAGTAATGGTGCCGTAGTAAAGAGCTTGTACAGCGTGACTAGTAGAGCTAATGACGAAGTTACTTATGTTTTTGGCGACGGGGTGTTCTCTACTGTTCCAACAGGAAGTTATCGTGCGTATGTTCGCAGTAGTAATGCTCTACAATACACAATCAATCCGGCAGAAATGTCTGGTGTAAATGTAGATATCAACTACATTAGTCGCAGTGGCCGCCAAGAAACACTAACGGTCACATTCTCCCTACAGACACCAAACAGCACTGCTCAAAATCGCGAGTCATTATCAGCAATCAAAGAACGAGCACCTGCTAGATTCTACACTCAAAATCGTATGGTCAATGGCGAAGACTACACAAGTTTCCCGTTCACCCTCTACAACTCCATCATCAAATCAAAAGCACTCAATCGTAGTTCAATTGGTGTATCGCGTAACCTAGATTTGTTAGATCCAACAGGTAAGTATTCTTCAACCAATGTGTTCGCTGACGATGGCGCACTTACATTTGATAACTCGCCATACACTACTACATTCTCTACATCAAGTACATACTATGCGACTGAGTTCTTGAGTTCGACATTGCCAAATTTATTAGCTAAATCAGGCACTCTACATTACTACCACACATATTACAAAAAGTTTCCAGAAACTCAAGAGTCACTAGCAACTCGTTGGTGGTTAACATCAATCAACGGCACACAAGTAACTGGTTATTTCTACACTCAAGGCACAGACACTGGAGACAAAGCGCCTATTGCTGTAGGTTCATTTAGTAGTACAAGCGCAAAATACATCACTAAGGGCGCCCTAATTCAATTTGTGCCGGTTAATTCAAACCAGTATTTTGATGAAAATAATAGACTGACCTCAGTAAATACAGGCAAGCAGAGTATCTGGGTAGCAGTCGAAGGCGTTGTCGGTGACGGTTACAACTACGGTATAGGTAATTTAAGTTCTGGTCTTGGACCAATTACACTAAGTGGCTATGTCCCAAAGAATGTAAAAATTACAGACATTAAGGGTATTGTACCAGAGTTCAGTACAACATTGAGTACCGCTATTAGTTCCGCTTCTCTTGCTAAAATTAGATTGAAACAAAACTTTGCTCTACAATTTAGTAACGGCAAGATTGCTACGGATGAGCGCTGGTCAATAATTGACATCCCAGCATACACCGAGACACCAGCATACAATGACTACATTGTTAAATTCGAATACAACGCAACCGACAGTATCTACACTGTATCTATTAGAACAGTTTCTTATTCATTCTCTAGCGTATCCGATGTAAGATTTACCTATGATAGTTCTCAGAGAGTTTATGATCCAAAAACAGGCCAAGTTCTTTCTGATTATGTGAATGTACTAGTTGCTTCGGCTACCAACGGCACCACAAACAACTATCTTAATGTCATCGGTCAACCAGTACAGAGTGACGGTTATTCAGATGACTTTCAAGTAACAGTGTCACCAATCAATCAGACTACAGGTTACTCTAGTAATCCAAACTTTTTTAGCGAATTAACCGGCAGTGCCCAATCTCCAATAATTAGCGTAAGCGCCGCCGTCTTCTTCTCAGTTGCCACTGGTCAAGCAGATGGGTTGACTACGACACAATTACTATCAAATGGTACGGTTGTGTACAGTAACTCATTGACATCGTTGGCGCAAGTTAGTGACTCGGTTTATGAATATGAGACAGGTCAAGTATTCTATTGTCCCGATGCGCTAAGTGTAAACCTCACTGCGGAAATCAGCGTTGGTACTAACTACTATCTAGTAACTGCTACATGTAATATTGAGCATAAGTTAACTAGCGGCAAGAAAGTAACAATTAAGGGAGCTGGCGAAACGGATACTACCCGCCCGTACAACGGCACATTCGTCATCACTAAGATAGACGAAAAAACATTTACTTATCGGACTGAGACTACAGTTCAGCTCGATACTCCGATAACCAATCACGCAATCGTAGCTAATCGTTTCTATTCTTCATCTGAAATCCCAGCAACATACCCAATTGTCCTTGAGTTATCAGATGTAACTGACGATTACAAAGCCGCAGTTGGCAAAGGCGGCCTAAACTTTCAATATCGTCACAATAGCGGTCAAACTAGTAGAATTGATCCAGCGACATCAAATATCATTGATTTGTATCTAGTCACGCAAAGCTATTACACTAATTACATGAACTGGATTAGTGACACGACCGGAACACTAAGTGAGCCAGATAAACCCACACTAAGTGAATTACAACAGAGCTATGGCGACCTAGAAAGCTACAAGATGGTCAGTGATAGCGTTGTTTTGAACAGCGTAACATTCAAGCCGTTGTTCGGCAGCAAAGCCGCCCCAGCTCTTCGAGCAACCATCAAAGTTGTGAAAAATACTAAGTCCACCGCTAGCGAAACTCAAATACGCAGTAGTGTACTCTCAGCAATGAATACATACTTCTCTATTGATAACTGGAACTTTGGCGACAAATTCTATTTCTCGGAATTAAGTGCTTATCTACATAGTGAGCTAGGTTCAATGATTTCATCTGTAATCTTGGTATCTAGTGATCCAACAGCAAAGTTCGGTGATATGTACGAAGTTCGCAGTGCTCCTCACGAAATATTCGTCAACGGCGCCACTATTAGCGACATCGTTGTACTCAGTAGTTTGACTGCCAGTAATATGAACCGATAAGAAAACAGTGGTTTTTGCCGAGATAAATACTTAATCTACAATAGGTAAAGTATTAACATGGTCAACCAAGTCAGAACACTCGATTTTCTCCCAGAAATATTCAAAACAGAAACTAACGACCAGTTTCTGTCATCGACTCTGGATGTTCTAACCAAGCAGCCGAACATGACCCGTGTTCAGGGCTACATTGGTAATAAGTACGGCTACGCAATCAATGCTGGTGACAATTACATCACTGAGCCTACCGCTACCAGAAGTAATTATCAACTAGACCCCGCCGTAGTATTTCTAAAAGAAGATACACAGAGCGCTACTGACTTTATTGACTACCCAAGCATCATTGCCGCATTATCAAATGCCGGCGCAGTCACTGACAATCACAACAAACTTTTCAGTAACAAGTTCTACAGTTGGGACAGTTTTGCTGACATCGACAAACTAGTAAACTACGCTCAATATTACTGGCTACCTTTAGGTCCCGACGCAATTCAGATCAGTCAAGAAATCACAATCGATGACATCCTAGATAAGACTAGTTACACAGCACCTAACGGTTTAGAGTTCGTAAACGGACTCAAAGTTAACTTTGGTGGTATTGTGCATCCAGAAAACTACAAAGGCGTGGATTACTATGTTGAGGGAGTAGGTACATCAATTACGCTAGTACCAGCAAATGAACTTCTATGTACAGAAGTTACCGGCGGTGGTATCTACACCCCATGGGATAATGACCCGTTCGATACGGTCGACTGGAGTATCTCCTTGTATGTACCTATTCAACCAGACTACATTGTAATGAGTCGCAGTAGTAGAGAACGCAACGCATGGTCTCGAGGCAACCGCTGGTTCCATCAGGGAGTACTTGATGCCCACATTAAGTACAATGGTGTAGTAACAAACAATCAGTACAACACACAAACTCGTGCCCAGCGCCCAATTGTTGAATTTCAGGGCAATATGTCTCTGTACAATAGTGGTACGTCATTTGCAGCAATCGTAGACTTTATTGATACTCGTACTAAAGACGCATTATCATTAGTAGCGGGACAAGAACACTTTATCGTTAGTACAGATGTTAACAGAACAAGTAATCGCGTATCAACAGACGGTATTGTGGTAAATGATACTACAAATTTAGTCGAGGGAATGAAAGTTACATTCTCGGCAATCACCGGAACATTACCATCACCACTATCATCTGCCACCACATACGAAATTCGTTCGATTGATAATGTACTATCGGCAATCACTATTAGTTCACCAAGTACAACAGTTAATGGTTCAGTAATTACTCCTAATGTTATTGTAGTCACACCTGGTGCCTATGATATGAAAGTATCAGGCATATCAGAAATTGGTCTACTGAACGACACTACTGTTGTATTCGCTAACGACGATGATGTTAATGTTCGTAAGACAGTGTACAAGGTAACATCAGTTGAAGCTGGCGCTGGTCAAAAGAAAATCATCGCACTTACACCACTGCCTAATGTTACTGTGGAAACAGAAGGTCAACTGTACATTGCTGCTGGACCAGGCGACTACTTAGGACAAGCATGGCGCTTCTCTACTGAAGTTGACGGTATCATTCGTCCCGCGGGCGAACAAGGCTGGATTCAAAGTCAAAAGAAAATCGCAATCAATCAAAGCCCAATGTTCGATATGTTCGACAGTAACGATGTCAGTTTCTCTGACAAGTCGTTCTACATGAACTCAACATTTAAAGGCACAAAATTATTCGGCTACACTATCGGCACAGGCACAAACGACTCAATCTTGGGATTTGCTACTACTTACAGTAGCCCAGCGAACACTGGCGACTTCTTATTCACCGTTCATATGAACAGTGACCAGTTTACATACACTAACGCTTCAACTGGCGCTACAATCACTAAGATGATTAGTGATGGTTACGCACATCATCGCCTAACAACTACATCGACCGTAAAGCGTACTGGTTGGGTAGAAGCAGTTGCACCTAGCGTACAGTATCAAGTGTTTATCTTTGATGTGACTGATCTTAATAAAGATGGTCTACTATGCGATGTAGCAATGAGCTCAGAAGCACAAACTGTATGGTCACCAGTAAAAATTTACAAGAACGGCGAGTTTGTTGACAGCTCATACTACACAACAACAGTAGATACAGTAGCTGGCACTACATTAATTAAATTCAAAACTACACTAACTGTCGGCGATAATGTATCAGTTCAACTAATCAGTGAACAAGTAAGTAAAACGGCGTATTATCAAATCCCAAGCAACTTACAGAGTAACCCGTTCAACACTCAAATCAGTAGTATTGCTGCTGGTGATTTGAAGAACTACTACGCTAGTATCTTTGGTAACGCACCTCGTGCTGCCGGTCTAGTATTCGGTCAGAATAATTTAGGCAACTTAGGTGATCTAGCAAAATACGGCAACACAATCATTCAGAACAGTGCTAGTTTATTACTGCCTGGCGTATTCTTGCGCAAATCTGACTACGATCTACAAACTGCTCTACAGTTCAATGCTGATGAGTACATGGACTACAAGCATACCGTCATTCAACTAGCTTCGTCGGGTGACTACTCTGTGTATCAAACACCGGCGTCAATTTTAGATGACATCATCTACCAAATTTCTAGTTCAAAGAGCGAATCGGACTCATTCTACTGGAGTGATATGATTCCTTCTGGTAGTCCATTCAAAGTAAACACATACAACTTTGGCGCTACTGTATCATTTGCTACATTCTCAACTAGCAGAGTGTATGATTTTGCTAGCGCTAATTACCATAGTTTAGTAGTGTATCAGACTGAAACTGTTGATAATAAAACCATCACAACTCAACTTGTTCGTGACATTGATTACTTTGTCAGCACTACTGAACCTAGTGTTACTATCAAACGAACATTAACTACTGGTAGTACTATCACGGTAAAAGAGTACAATCAAACTTGGGGTAGTTACATTCCTAACACTCCGACAAAATTGGGCTTGTTTGCGGCAACAGTACCAACGGTTGTGCTTGATACGACATACACTCAACCAACATACTTTATCGTAGGACACGATGGCAGTTACACCCGTCTCTATGGTACATATGAGAATAATCAACTACAAGATTTCAGAGACATCGTACTTTTAGAATTCGAAACAAGAATTTACAATAACTTAAAAATTACTGATGCTTCACCAGTCAGCTACACTGATTTGATGCCCGGGCAATGGCGCAAAACAGGCTACACTTGGGAAGACATTCTGCCAGCATACACTAAAAACTTTCTAGGTTGGGTTGGCAAGAACAAATTAGGCGACTACCGCAAGCAAGTGTTCTCGTCAAACAACAAATTTACATTCAACTACAATAAGACTACTAACAAGTTGTCAAGCACACAGAAAAATCCTGTTCTATTGAAACAGGGTAACTGGCGTGGTATCTACCGATGGTTCTATGATACTTGTAATCCTGCGGCTGCGCCATGGGAGATGCTAGGAATCACTAGTAAGCCTCAATGGTGGGATTCTCGTTACGGTGCGGCTCCGTACACAAGTGGCAACGCTCTAATGTGGCAAGACATTGCTGATGGTAGAGTATGGAACAATGGCTCACCATACATCGACAATGCTCGTATTCGCCCGGAACTTCTATCGGTTCTACCAGTTGATATCAACGGTGACTTAGTTGACCCGCTAGAACGAATAGTTGATAACTATGACAGTTTAACATTTGAGAGAGGCTGGGTAGCAGGAGACAGTGGCCCAACGGAAACAGCATACTTGCGTAGTAGCACTTGGCCATTCGATCTGATGAAATTATTAAGCGCATTCAAGCCGGCCTCATTTTACAATCTATTAGTTGATAGAGACTTGTACAAGTACAGTACTGAATTAGGTCAACACTTATTCAATGGTCGCTATCACTTAGACCCGACACAACTGACAATTTATGGCAGTGGCACTGCTAAGCACTCTTACATCAACTGGGTAGTAGATTACATCAATCAAACTGGCACTGATGGCCAAGCTTCAGTAGCAACTACGCTAAAGAATATTGATGTTCGTTTAACATACAGACTTGCTGGTTTCAGTGACAAGCAATACTTACGCTTCTTAACAGAAAACACTGCTCCTAGTGCTACTTCAAATAGTCTACTAATCCCAGACGACAGTTATTCTGTTTTACTCTACGATAATGTGCCTAGTGATCAAGTAACATACAGTAGCGTAATCATTCAAAAAACAGAACGCGGTTACACAGTATGGGGTAATAGTCTAACTAAACCGTACTTTAGTACAGTCGCGCCAAAAACTGGCCCATATCAAAAACTTACATTCGGTACTACAACAGTTCAACTATCAACAGTGTATGAAGCTGGCTCTAATGTATCAATCGCGTACGGTACAGAATTCTACACAGTTCAAGGCACTAGTGAGTTCTTACGCAACTATGGTCGTTGGTTAACCGAGCGCGGCATCATGTTTGAAAACATGATTGACGATTCTCAAGTTAACTGGGACTCAATGATTGGCGAGTTCATTAGCTGGGCACAGCAGAGTTGGGAAGTAGGCAGCATCATCAGTCTAAACCCCAATGCGAAAGAGTTCAAAGTTTACAAAGCTGGCCTAATAGTACAGCCATTAACACTACACAAAGAAAACTTCATTCTCAATCAAAACTTGATTACACTCAAGAGTCAGAATATGGCAGTGTTGAGAAAAAATGAAGAGTTTACTGTTCGTGTTCTAAGTGACGGTGATACCGTTGCTTACACAAACTTGAACTTGAGTACAGTCGAACATGCTATCGTGTTTGATAACAAGACTGTATTTGGTGATACAATTTACAACACCGACAGCGGACTAAGACAAACTCGTCTTATCATGCAAGGCAAGAAGACTGCTGACTGGAGCGGTTATGTAAACGCCGACGGATTTATTCTTAATCAAGCAGATATCAAAGAGTGGAACAACTCAACCAAGTATCCTAAGGGACAAATTGTCTTGTACAAGAACAAGTACTGGTTTGCTAAAGAACTTATTCAGCCTACTGATACATTCGATTACACACTATGGACAGAAAGTAGTTACGACAACATCAAGCAAGGTCTACTGCCTAACCCTAGTACGATTGCTTATGAAAGCAGTCAACTCTACGATATTCAGCAAGCAAACTTAGAGCAAGACGAAGACTTGCTAGCATTCGGCTTGATCGGCTTCCGTCCTCGTGAGTACATGTCTCTTGCTGCCTTAACAGATGTAACACAAGTAAACATCTACAAGAACATGATTAGTAGTAAGGGTACTAACAAGTCAGCACTAGCGTTCAAGGGCGCTACGCCACTACAGGGTGACTTAGACTATGATGTCCGTGAAAACTGGGCTATCAAAAACAGCACATTTGGTAGTGTACTCAACAGTAACTTCGTTGAAGTACAACTGTATCAGAATCTATTGACTGGCAACCCAGCAATCATCGGCTTCGGTGATGCTATGTCTAGTACTACTGACTTCTCTACGGTTGCGTTCAATTCTGGCGTACAGCAGAAAGTATCTATCGGTGATGCTCTATTAAAAGGCAAGAAAAAAGTAAAAGGCGACAAAGACTACATCTATCAAAACGATCTAATCAACTACGGTCGTAATCCAGCAAATGCGAACTTCTTACCAACATACAGCTTAACTTATGTTGAAGAGCGTGGTCTACCAAGCGCCGGTTATGTAAACATCGACGATGTTGATTACTATGCTTACAATCTAACCGATCTCAATACTACTGCTACAAATATCTCTGAACTGTATCGTGGTGATGTAGTATGGGTAGCAAACTACAACTCTAAGTGGGATGTGTTTACTCCAGTAAGTATCGGCACAACTCTAAGCACTGTTCGCAATAACTTAGACAACACGGTCACTCTAATATTCGCTCAACCACACGGTCTACTCGAAGATGATCCGTTTGTAATAGTTGACTTTGATGACCGCGTGAATGGTTACTACACAGTGAAGTCAGTATCAAATCTTACATCTCTGGTCATTGATCTATCACTAGCTAAGACAGTAGTAAAACTAACAGGCACTGGTATCACATTCAAGTTGTACAGCGTCAGAGTATCACAAGCAAGTGATCTAAGCGCATACTCGGAAGCAGTACCGTTCTCAGAATTCTCCACTCGTTTGAGTTGGATAGATGAAGACACCAATGGAAACTGGTCAGTACTAGGCGCAGCGCCAGTGTATGAGAAGCAAAAAGGCACATTCGATGTAGATGAGAATGGCACTGATGTAAATCCCGGCATCGCCGGTTACGGCAAGTCAGTAGCATACACTAGTGCTATTGGTGAACTAGTAGTTGCTAATGCTGGATTGTACAGAAATGGCGCTCTATTGGAGCCTATCTCTGGCTTAACTGCGGTCGTAGCATCTGGGACAACCGCCATTTGCAGTACTCCGTCTACACTCTATGTATTAGACTTCTCAACTACAATACACACAAAAATACCAATCGATGGAATTAATACTAACACTGGCGTAATGACGCTTAGTAAAGACACTAACTGGTTGTATGTTGCTACCGGCACTGTACTAACTACATACTTCAAAGTAGGAACTACCTACACGAAAGTAGCATCTACAACAGTAGACAGTGAAATCACAAGTCTAGCAACTGCCAAAGATGGCAGTAAAGTAATCGTAGGCGCCGGTAATCAATCACTAGATGTGAACGGCGAGACATACTCGGAAGCCGGTGTAGTGTATGTGTATGACAGAGCAAGTCGTTCTTACTTACAAAATGTAACAGACTTAACTAAGAAAGAATTTCCAGTACCCGCATCACGTGATCTAGTAAAAGCACAAGTCTATGTTAATGCCTCATTGAAGGAAGAGGGTGCTGGCGACACAATGTACAAGATTGCCGGCAAGAAAATTATTTTCAATACGGCGCCACCTGTTGGTACAACAGTGTACATTAACTATGGCGAACTAACATTACAGCAGACAATCACTAGTGAAAAGAAACATATCGGTGCTAACTTCGGTCGCTCTGTTGCAACAAACAGATACGGCGCAGAAGTAATCATTGGCGCACCGTATGAACTAGCGACAGTCAACGAAGTAAAGAACGTTGAAGGTGCGGTCTACCGCTTCACTAACTCAGGTCAGCGCTACGGTACAGTTACTGCGACTGTAACTGATGCAGCGGTAGGTATTCTGTACATTGACGGCTTTGAAGTTCCATACAATACAGAAGATACAACTAATGACGCGGCAATTGTTGCTCTAAGATACACTGTATCTAAACGCAATCGTGTAGCATATCAGATTAACTTGATTGAACCAACAAACGTAATTGCTACATATGGCGACACGCCCGTAATCAGCTTATATAATAAGACTGGCACGGCAGCGGTGCCTAACGATCAGATCGATATTGTTGGCGGTGACTGTATCGTGGGTAGCACTACTCAATCAGGAGCAAAATCACTTGAGAATATCGGCATCATGCCATACACTAGAACTCAAGTACTCAACGACAAGAACTTAGACACAAATAGTCAGTTCGGCTGGACAGTAGCAGTTAATCAAGATGACAGTGATAGAGACAGTATCATCGTCAGCGCTCGTTCAGTAGATACATTCAGTGAAACCACATTCGATTTCACTAACGATTTAAACGCGATGAATGATTGTATCTTCGATAACGGGGCTACAACATTCATAGACAAGTTCCCATTCACGGGCGGCGTGTATCAATATGATTATCTGCCATCGACGACTGAATCAATCGATGCACCAGGTAAATACACATTTGGTCAGTACTGTATCATTCCGACAACCGATGCGGAGCGTAATAAACAAGCAGCCGCACCGCACTATGGCGCAGCCTTATCATTTACTGACGGCGTAATCACTATTGGTAGCCCAGACTGGTACAAAAACGGAACTGGTCGTGTCACCACCTTCAAAATCAACAGCAAGTCAACTAAGACAAGTAGTTGGTACATTGATAAGCAACCTCTAACACAAGTTGATGTTGCTCGTCTAAGCACAATTTCTATCTACGACACTGAAACTAATAAGACATTAGACAGATTAGATTACATTGACCCTGCGCAGGGCAAGATGCTATCAGCAGTAGAAACAAACATCGACGTTATTAGTCTCGTTGACCCAGCCGTTTACACATCAGGTCAAATATGGGGCGCAAATAAAGTAGGCACAACATGGTTAGATACATCAAACATTCGCTTGATGAACTACAATCAACCAGATGTAGTGTACAACTCACGCTACTTTGGTAGAGCATTCCCTGGCAGTACTGCCGATATCTACACATGGATTAGCAGTTCTGTTCTACCCGTTGATTACAGTGGCAGTGGTTACACTACAAACTTTAACGACTACACTAGTGCGACTATCATCGATAAGTCAAGTAACACACTAGCAACAGAATATTATTTCTGGGTCAAAGGCTACGAAGAAGTGCCACAAGGCAAAACTCTAAGTCCAACAGTACTAAGTCAGTACATCTTAAACCCAGCTAACAGTGGCGTGCCATTCTTGGCGGCAATCACTACAAATGTGGTGGCACTGTACAACGCACAAGACAGTATTCAAAGTCACGCAAGTGCGCTACATTTAGGCTACAGTGTTGGTAATAATAGTGATCGTGGACATCAAGACTGGTCATTGATTCAAGACGGCAACGATGAGTCATTCTTGTCTGGTATGCCACTAACTATCGATGGTGCACCATCTGGTATGTACTTGAAATATGTAACTAGCTTCATGGGTATGGAACTCAATGGACTAGCAGTGCCTGATATGGAACTACCAAAACTAGTTCGCTACGGTACATCATTCCGTCCTCGTCAAAGTATGTTCGTTGACCGTGAACTAGCATTGAAGAACTATGTTCAGTATGCTAATAGCATCATGTCCAAATACACTATTACTGAAACTCGCGGTCTGTACTTGTTGAATCAAAGTTCATACATCACGGGTTCAGTAGTTGCCGAGTCAAGCACTAATATCTACATTACTACAGAAGCAGGTAAGACTGTTACTGGGTTGTACATCGGTCAACCAGTAGTGTTCAAGGGCAACGCATACGGCGGTCTAGAAGCAAACAAGACCTACTACATTGTATCAACAGATACAGACAAGTATGGTCAGTACATTCGTGTAAGTGTTACACTAGGTGGCGCAGTAATATCTCTAACAGAATACACGGGCTCGATGAGTGTAAAACTATTTGATACTACTGATTACTGGAGTTATGCTGACTGGTGGGCCACTGGCTACAGCGCAAGTACAAAAGTCACGCTAGAAGTACAAACATACACTGACTTACTAACTATTGGTCAAGGTGAGCTAGTAGCCGGTGACTTCGGTAATGTAACACTCAGTGATGGGCTAGTTGCTCGTGTAGTCAAAAACGGTCAGGGCGTAAATGAATACTATGTTTATTCATCGACCACATCTAGTTGGACAAGAATTGGGCTACAGAAAGGCACTATCTCAATCGATACTGCCGTTTACACAACTGTTGCTCCTATTCCATCTATGGAAATTTACTACATCATTCGTTGGATCGCAGAACAACTGTATGTAAATGAACTATTAATTGAGAACAACCAAAGTCTAATAATGATGTTCAACTTGATTCAAAGTGAAGGACAACAGCAACAGAACTATCTACCATGGTTGAATAAAACTAGTTTGATCGATGTCAAGCATACTATTCGTCAACTATTACCATACAAACAGTACAAGCGAGATACTCGCGAGCTAGTTGAAGGCTACTTGAAAGAAGTAAAACCTTATCATGTCTACATCAAAGACTTCTCATTCACATATGATGGCACAGAATACTACAACGGTAGCTTTACTGACTTCGATTTACCAGCTCAGTATGACACTACTACAGGTAAGTTCCTGAGTCCGCAATTAGCATACACTAGCACTGCTAGTGCCGATCAGTACTCTCCTACTAATACTATCTGGACAGACGCTGCCTATAGCAGCTGGTTTAAAAACTATGGTCTAACAATCAGTAACTCACAGGTAAGTGCTATCTTAGTTACTGGTCTAACAGACGACCTAAGTAATACTGGTACATCAATCGTTGTTAACGAGTCATCTGTTCTACCAGTAAATGGCATCATCAAAATAGGCAATGAAACAATCAAGTACACTATCTTAGATCGTTCAACAAACACTATCAGTGGTCTTACTCGTGGCCTAAACTTCCAACAACCAACCGATTATGCGGCCGGTACTAGTGTGTATCTACTTCCAGAAGCAGTGATGGTAATGGACAGTGGACGTGGCTACACCAGTTTACCAGCAATTACTGCTCACTATGATACTACCGAGTATCCTTACGCACCTCGAGAACAAGCAACTTTTGTTGCGGGACTAACTGAAACCAAACTATCATCAGTTACTTTAACTAATTCTGGCAGCGGCTATCCAGTGCTACCAGAAATCAGAGTTGCTAGTAGTAGCATCACTGGTACTATTACATCTAGTCAAGTAGATATTGTACTACATCAAATTTATCTAGCAGGGCATCAGTTTGTTACAGGAGACTGCGTAATAGTATCTAACATAGAAGATGATTCTAAAACAGTTGGTCTAAAGAACAATCGTTACTACTATGTGAACTCCGTAGACGAAGATCACATTGCTCTTTACAATTCATACCGAGACGCTCTAGTTGGTTACACCACAGTAGAAAAATCTCTTGCTTATGAAAGTATTAGTGTAACAAAAACTATTACGATATCTCAATCATTTGAGGTCGATGCTCTACCATTCAGAACTGGTGATCGCATCAAATTGATCCTAGCAAGCGCTCCATCTACGCCACTCTACTATTATGTAGAGAACTTAGGAGTAACACCAGCAAGTGTGGTATCAGGTAAGCCATTAATCGCTCTCTACTCGACCTACTCTAAAGCTATGACTGGATTAACGAGTGACAGAGTATCCGTATCAGGCGTAGGTAGCATATCGAATTTACCGGACGTTGACGCTGACAGAGTAGCATTCACTTCAACTGATAAAGTTGATGGTGTGGTTGCTGTTACTGCTCGTGTCAAACTATTTACAGACAATCTACCAACTCGTGAAATGCGAATCGGTATGAAGTTTGATCGTGTGTCATACTTGAGTTACGCTAAAGATTGGAATCAAGAAACATCACTATTCGGCGACAGTGGTTGGGATACCGCTGCCTGGGGTAAAGGTATCTATTACTCTAAGAATCAACTAGCAGTGTACAATGGCACACTCTACCGCGCGAATAGAAATTTAAATACTACGGCTCTAGCAGACACATTCAATCTAGCATACTGGGATGAAGTAGATAGTAGTGACTTATCACTAACTGCAGCAGACAGAATTGCTGGCTTCTACAAGCCCAACGCAAATATGCCAGGATTCACTATGGACGATATGAGTCAGTTGATGACTGGTGTTACTAGTCCATGGCCTACAGTGAAAGACCCAGCATTTGCTGATACTAAGACATATGCTTTTGTGTCTGGTCAAGTAGATTTATCTAATCACACTGTACAACTTCGTGACACTAAACCAGAAGTAGTTACATATGTAGAACTAATTGATAGTACTAGTAATAATATTATCAACCTTACTGCTCTACCAGCCGTAACTGACACATCTAATGTTGGCATGACATTGAAATCAGTAGATAATGTTCGTATCGGCGACAGAATAAAGTTTGACGGCTCATTGATTGGTAACATTCTAAACAGTGACGGCACTGATTCTAAAGCCACAGTGAAAGACAAGAGTTATGTTATCAAGTCAATAAATGCCGCTAGAGACATTATCAGTATCAGTAATACTATGATTAATGGCACTATCGGTAACGCAGTAACATTTACTGATGCCTCCGGATACATGACAGTTCTGCCTGTAGAATATTCTACTAGTAATCTCTATGCTAACGGCAACATTACTCTTAACACAACATCATTTGTTGAGAATAACTCCACTGTTCGCTTTAGTAATACAAGTGTCACGATTAATGCTACCAGAACATATTCTTCTACAAACTCAGCCACGCCTAATCAAATCTTAGTTGACACTACTAAGAATATTGCTACAGGCATGACAATCACATTCAGTGGAACATCATTTGGTAATATCAGTAACAGTACCACATACTTTGTAAAACAGGTTATCGATACTAATCATATCACTGTGTCGGAAACTCTACTAGGAGAAGCTCACACACTAACTGCGAATACAGGAGCACTGACTGCTAAAGTAATAGGAACTTTTGGTAAGTACAATGTACAAGTAGCTTCGAATACCTACTCATCAAATAACTTCATTAGTGTTGGTTCAACTGATGGACTGTATGCTGGTATGCCAGTATCATTCACTGGTACAATGAACGGCGGATTGAGCAATATTAGTACCGTTGGAAATAATTACTATTCTGTAAACTCTGTAAGTACCTCTACATTATTTGATATCAAATACACAAGTAATAACGCAGTAGTCACATTAGCAAATGGCAATAAAAAGATGCTTGCTACATTTATCGCAGATGGTATCATTAACGACAGTGATTACTATGTAACATCAGTAAATGCTAATAACAATGTAACATTGAGTTCTACTGTTGGCGGCGGCACAGTAAAATTACTAAGCGCTACTGGCGTCATGAGTGCTGATATTAGTTCGTTCTATCTAACTAGCATTACTGATACAAAAGAACTTATCGTAAACTCATCAGATGCCGTTAACTCGTTAGCTATCGGCGACTCAATTTACTTTACCGGTACATCGGTCGGCAATGTAGCAGTTGGTAACTCAACCACAAATCTTTACACAGTCAAATCATTGAATCCTGCTACCAACAAGATCACCGTCGCAGAGATTGATAATTTATCACAGGCAAATGGTGGACACATGACAATGTGGAGAGTGGCAACACCAGTGAAGACGGCATTTGCTACTAGCGACATGGTGAAGGTAGTCTACACTTATCCTACCAATAGAACTACTGATTACTACTTTGTTCATAGCGTAGCTAATACACAGATAACTCTACATGATGATGCAACGGCGGCCGTTGACGGTAGTAACCCAGTGTATGTACCAGATGGAGCAATCGGTACTGTAATCAAGCCACAAACAATCGTGGCACTAACTGATCCTATTGGTTACGACAGTGAGCTAAATCCTCGCGGGTTCAAGCCAGGCACTGCGCTAGAAATGACTTTTGAACAGTCAAGTAATCCTACTAACTTCGGTCTAGTGAATTACAAGACTTACTGGGTCGGTATCATTGACAGTGTACATGCTGCAGTTTACGAAAGCAAAGATGATGCCGAGAACGACACTAACAGAATTCCTCTACTAAATCAAGTAGGTGGCCAATTCTTGTATGGTATTACTTATGATAGTATTATCAAGAGTCCACGTGATAATAGTGATACTCAAGTTGATATTGTTGGTGCATCATTCACAAGTGGCTACTCACCAGAAGAAATGGTAGCGGGTATCGTTACAGACGGCATCAACTTCACCGTTACAACTCGTCCAGGCTCAACTTGGGAAGCTACTGGCGCCGTAACAGTAGTGAACTCTAGTAATCTTACTGCCAATAAAAAGTACAAGATTGTATCTTTAGGCACAACTGACTGGAACACAGTGACTGGAATTCCAGGCGTAAGTTACAAAGCAGGAGACGAGATCATTGCCAGAACTAGCGATAGTGGTACAGGCACTGTGACCGCCGTTGAATACGGACACACTGGCTTTAACATGGTCAGAATTAGTGCTGTTAATCCAAAAACTGTGTACTATCCAGACGGAACAAAGATTTACACTGATAGTACTAAGTCTACTCTAGTAAATGGCATTCAATTTAAAGACACCGTAGTGAATCCAGTGACAATTATCGTTTACGGTAATGACAACTATGGCCAAACTAGACTAACACCTACTACAAAGTATTTGACGGGTGACTACACAGTAGACTGGATTAATCAAGTAGTTACCTTTACTGCGGCTGGTTTAGCAAAAGGATATGTATCATATGATATCGTAGTGTACGAATTTGGTAACGGTAGCCACCTAGTTCGTAGTAGTAGCAAATACTATCCATTGAAGAAAGTTCAGGATAACAAAGACAGTGCTACAAAGACATACCACAGTGAAATTCATTTAGATGTACCGTACAGTCAAGTAGAGTTACCAACAAGCGATAACTTTGGTCTATCAACCATGGTATTTGCTGGAAGCACTACTTCAGATACTACTCCATTAACTTATCTAACTGATATCACTAATCCTGAATATGGTTCAACTGACCCATTAAATTTTGATTATGAAGATCACTACACTATCGAACCTCAGCGTCCGTATGACCCAGTGAATGATCCGTACAACCCAGCTAAGATCGTATTCTCTAAGTTGTACAGTAATGAAACTGACTATGTATCATTTGTATTAACCACTAATGTAATTGGTATGTTCGTGGTGTCTACTACTGATATGAACTCAACATACATCATTGATGGTGTAGAATGCGTAAAGTATGTAGCACCTCTAAATGTAACAACCTTTAATTCTCTTAAATTACTAGTATCACTAAACGATAGTCAATTAACTCCTAAGTCAATAGAGTACACCAATAACTTTGTAACTATCATGATCGATGCTAGTAAGATAAGCGTCAATAATAATATCAAAGTAAGTTACGATAGTAACGGCGCTGGCGCACCTATGACGCAATGGATTAACGCCGCTCAAGCAACAGCGATCACCTTTATTGAGCCAGTTAACACTGTACTTAAATCTGTCAGTGTTACAGGTACAGGAGGCGAACTATCATTTCAATCAACGACTGTAAACTACGGCACTGCTTGGGACAACACTAAGGAATACAAAGAAGGCGCAATCGTTCGTTACAGTGGAGCTAGATACTCTGCGGTGTCTAGTTCTATTGGTGATCCAAACTGGCATACCACAGTTGGCACTTGGGTACCTTCTGAATGGACACTAGCCGATATTAAAGTCGTCATTAGTGGTACATTGAATACTGTTGCCTCGTTCCCAGTGTGGGACGACTCGTCTGCTTACGCTATTGGAACCGTTGTTAACTATGGTGGTGCTCTGTATTCAGCTAATGTTGATATCACTGCGCCAGCCGATCCATTAATTCCTAATACATGGAATGCTGCGGATTGGACACTAGTTCAAATGGCAACCATCACTGGTTACACCGGAACATCGACTACCTATGATCTAACTGCTTCTAATAACAGTACTACTATTACCTTGTCTGGGGTGACTACTACGTCTGGTAGAACAGATGGCCTGACATTCACTGTTGTTGCTTCTACGGCGGTCACTCGTATTCCGTACACTTTGACAGGATTCCTCGGCGATGATAACTACAGTTCTATCGTAGTGAATAAGATTAGAGCGGATGGCTTCTTTGAGGGACACTCTACCATTGAGATGAAGGTCAATGATGTGGTGACTATCACAGGACTTTACACTCCAGATCCACAGAATCCACCGATCGCGGGTTACCATTCACCTAAGAAATATTACATTGCTGAAACTGATGGGTACTCAATCTTTAAGTTGACTAGTTACTTCGGCGGCGTGCCCGATGTAGCTGTAACTGCTGGTCCAACTACTGGGTTAACGTTCAGTTTACAAAATAACTTAGTTGTGGAAATTGATGGTCTACGTGTCGATGGTCCTTCAGCTACCCAGACTTATCGTAAAATTATTCAAGTTGGTAAAGACGAATTGAAGTTATCATATCCAACACCGGTTTATGGTATCAACGAGTTCGATATCAATTACTTCACTGTATTGGTAAATGGTTCAACTATCCCCCAAGTTAATCCTTCTAATACAGCACAAGTTAACTGGTCATTAAATTATGACTTTGCTAAGGGACAGTTCTATCAGTTTGATGCTGACTTCATCAACGCTGTATTCAATCCAGTGATACCAGCCACTGATGCTCAAATTGCTAGCGGAGCATGGGGTTTCTTCGATGATGGCACACCATTTGATAACCAATCATCATTCAATGTGGTATTTAATCCTACTTATCTATCATTGAAGACAGGAGATATTGTTACCTTATCATATCAAGTTCCTGGTCAGATTCCACCTGATACGTTTACTATCACAGTTAATGATAATAAACTAGGCGGAACTATCAATATTATCACTAGTGCTATACCATCAGTTAATTCTAAGGTAGCAATTACATCGTTTGGTAGAACAACTAATCAAAGTTTAAGAACTCAGCGAGTTACAGACGCTACAATCAATGTTATTCCTAGAATTTCTACATTAGTAAATACAACTACTGGTTCTCCATTCAAAGGTCTAGTTATTGATGGTACTAATCCACCATTATTAACACTAGATGCCGCTCATAGTTTGACTACCAAGAGCCCACTACAGCAAGTAATCATTCACGGTACCGCCATACGTTCAATGGACGGCCGCAGATTCTACACAAGTGATACTAACTACAAGACAGGAGCAACAGTACAAGATAAATCACGACAAGTTTATTTGTACAACATTGATAATCCAACGTCTTCTACCGGATGGGATACTACTGCTATTGCGGGGCCTTTCTCATTAACTGGAAGTAGTTATCTTCAATTATTGAACATTGCTAATACCGCTGAATCAACTATCGCTATTAACCCACTAGTAATTAATCAACCTGCTGGATTTAAGATGACTAACGTTGATAGATTGTATGTTAGTATTATCTATGGTCCAAATTCCGGTTCAATGATCGGTCATCGTGAGTATGTACCTACTTCTAAATTGAGCTATGTCCAGTATGAAGATGTGAGTACGCTTCTAATCAGACAAGCGGTAGCCCCAGGCGATGAAGTACTAATAACAAGCATGGTGCCTACAGCTAGTCCTAATGAAGGTAAATTCAGAATTAATAATACATGGAACATTGTGTCTGGTGAACCTAATTCTACCACACTACACAGAGAAAATCAAGTATCAAGAACATATGTAACTAATGTGTATTCTGATACTGATGGAACTATTACTTCATTCAGAGTTAACAACCCACATGCTCTAGTTAAGAAAGCAGTATTCTCTGGTACAGATTCCGTATTAGGATCTAGAACCCTAGATATTGATTCCGTTACTGGACTGTATTACTGTACAGTTGACAATGTGAACAACAAACAAGTTGCTAATATTGTAGTTACTGCTCCAGGTACCACTACTCCTATTACCAGTGAGTTTAGTTTCGTTGGTGTATCTAATGCGACCACTGTAAAAATTCTATTCAATACTAGACCAGTGGATGCTTCTGGTATCTATCTAACAAAGGTTGATGTTACTATCTCTGCTGGTAATACGGTAATGATTAACGGTGAGCAACTACGTTACACTAATATCAACTTAGATTACAGTAGTCCTAGTTACGGTATCATAACTGGATTATTCAGAGGTCTAAACACTACTGGTGATAAAGAAATCAAGGTCTATGATATTGTACAAAGTATCTTGGATGAGAATATCAGTGATACTGGCAATCTCAATAAGACATGGTACAGTAACATAATTGAGACTACATTGCCTAGTGCCAATAGTGTTGCGGGTGTTCATACATTCCCGTATGTAGCTACTATTAGTAGTGACGGCACTTCTACTCTACCAGAAATTGGTATGGTGAAATCTGGTGACACAATCGCATTTAAGACACAAACAGTAAAAGTAACTACTGGTGGTAACATCACAGTAACTGATTACATATCTTCTAATGTAACTGCTAATGTGATTTACACAAATGCTAGTAGTGAAGAGTATGTGTATGCTACTTATTATGGAAATTACTCATCGACGTATCAAACAATGGAACTGGTATCTACTGCCGGTATCACAATCGGTATGTACATTACCGGCAACGGTGTGGCCGCTGATACGACAGTTACTCAAATCTTTGGTTCTGTTATTACATTGAGTAAGCCATTAGTAAGCGGCACAGTTCTATCCTCGGGTGACATCTACACATTCTACAATCTACCTACAACCACTCAGTTCCAGTTTATTACCACTGGAAATGATAATATCAAGAAGGTAAAAGTAGGCAGTAAGGTACTATTCAAGCATGGTACAGATACGGTTACCACCGCCACTGGAAGTACCGGTAAGTACATAACAGTAGCATCTTCCGCTAATATTACTGCCGGACAGTACGTAAGTGGAGCAAATATTGATACATTGAGAGTGATGTCTGTAAATGGTAGTACCATTGAATTAAATGCTAACTCCGCCGGAACGATATCTGGTAGTTACTCATTCTTCAATGCGGTGTCGATTGTTGAATTAAATAGTAATAATGAACCGCAGGAAGTGGTTGAGTTCACTGTAACTAATAGCCACAAGAGCACAGATGCTACTTGGACAATCGAAATCGATAAGGAACCAGCAGTGCGAGTAGGTGATGTCGCAGTCATGAAATATCACGACTTTGATATCATAACCAGTCAACAAGTTGGCAATACATGGGTGATTACTACCACTGAAAATCCAAATATTGCTACTGGCACTAACGCTTTGGCGTACATGACTTATGCTAAGACGCTGCCAATGCAGTTCGACGAGGACAGTATGGTTGCTACTTTCTTGAATAAGCAGATTAGATAAGGCATAAATACAGTATGGAAAAACAGAATAAATCAGAAATCGTGTCTTCTCAGGGCGAAATCCCTGAGAAGCAGCCGAATGAAAACGCCGGTTTCTATTTTTCTAGTTTCTTAAAGATTACAGACCCCGAGACAGGGCAAGTCCTAGTTCAGGCAAGGGCAGATTAATAAAGGATTACACGTGGAACAACAAATAGGCATCTCAGTTAAAGGACACATTAAGATTTTCGATCCAAATGATGGTGAAGTTTTTGTGGACAAAGACAATGCTATTAACTACGAGAACATTTCTCTAGCTATTGGCAACTCCTTAAGTGACCGCGGCGTAGGTGCCATCTATCAAATGGCATTTGGTAACGGTGGAGCTAGCGTAGATAGCACCGGTCTAATCACCTATTTGCCACCAAACGTAACAGGCGTGAACGCATCCTTGTACAATCAGACATATGCAAAGATTGTTGATGATAACCTAATCAGTAATCAAGACCCAACCCGTAACAAGATGTCAGTTAGTCACACCAGTGGTAAAACTTACAGTGATATCTTAATCAGTTGCTTACTAGATTACGGCGAGCCTAGCGGACAATATGCTTTCGATAATGCCACTGATAGTGACAGTGAATTCGTATTCGATGAACTGGGACTATTATGTAACTATGGCAGTGATGGCACTAGTAACCTAATCACTCGTCTAATCAGTCATGTTATCTTTCACCCTGTTCAAAAATCATTAAACAGACAAATTCAGATCGACTACACCATTCGTGTACAGGCGATCACTAACTTAGTAACGGTGTAAGGAGCATAAATGGCGGATTCATACAAAATTAATTACTACGGTAGCAATGGCAATGCTAATATGCAACTTACCGTCGGCCAAGCACTAGTACCTGGAACTTCTACAACTACACCAACTGCCCAGACAACAGAAGCACAATTATCAAAGTCTATCATATTGGGCGGTCGTAACTACACTGATACTACTAGCGCAGTTAATGGATATGGTAAAGCTCTTAATCAAAACTTTATGAGACTGACCGAGAGCTTTGCTGACACCTACACTTCTCATAGTAATACTACTAACTATCCAGCATATGTAGCAGGTCAATTAGTATTTGAGACCACGCCTCCCAATGTAAGTATTCCAGCAAATACCCTGTACATGTTTACTAGTTCTGGTAATTATGCCACTGCTAACAAAGTTCAAATTCTAAGTAACGTTAATCCGCCTCACAAGATTGCCTGGGGTAGTAATAGTCCTAACGTTGAGAGTAATGTGGCTATTGTAAGTCAAGATGGCAACGTAGTTATTGCGGTAAACGGTACACCTAACGTAGTCACTATTCAAAGTAGCGGCAATTCTAATAGCGGTAATATCACGTTCAATATCGGTACACAATTTCAGTACACTTACACTAATGGTGGCATCGGCAACTTAACTGTTGACAGGTACTATGCTCCACAATCAGGCAACGGTACATCTCAGTTCTATGGTAATGCTCATGGTTTAGAACACATCTGGGGTCCTAACGTAGATGACTTCGTACCGCTAGCAAATCTTGCGCTAGAAGTATCTAACGCTGCTCAACCTAACATTACCAGCGTAGGCACCTTAACAGGCCTAACTGTATCTGGTAATACAACTTCTGGTAATCTTTCAGTCACGAAACAATTCACGGGCAATACTGCTAATCTAGACAAACTCACCATGTCTAACGTAATCACTAGTACGTTGACTGGTAGTGCCCCATTCATTGTTGCTTCTAACTCTATTGTTAGTAACTTAAATTCTGAACTATTAAACGGTTATGCTCCTTCTAAGTTAGTAGTAGCAGACACAGTGGTAGTTAGAGATACTAACGGCGGATTGACTGCTAATGGTATTACTGCTAACACTGTTGCTGGCACATTGACTACGGCGGCGCAACCTAACATTACATCGGTGGGCACACTAGATGGCTTAACAGTTGGCGGCGCCGGCATCGACGGTACAATCATTGCAGGCAATCAACCGTACATCACCGATCTAGGCAATGTAACATTCAGCGGCAACATTACTATCGATGGTGTTATTAAAGGCACTGTTGAGGGTAACGCTACTAGTACAGTGACTGGGGGCAATGCCACATTCAGTTCACAAGTAGAGGCGCCAACAGGTAACTTCACTACAACGGTACAATCACCATCTGCTAACATCACTAACGTGTTCGTTACCACAGGCAACATTACTACCGTAAACTCAACTACAGGCAACATTACTACCGTAAACTCAACTACAGTAAATGCCACTACAGTACAAGCAACTACTATGACTACTGGCGGCTCAGGTACAGCCGGTACAATAACCGGTACATGGACACTGTCCTCTGGTAGTAAATTACAGTCAACTTACGCTGACTTGGCAGAATACTACACTAGTGAACTAGATGTTCTACCTGGAACAGTGGTAGAATTCGGCGGCACCGAAGAAGTCCAGATGTGTGATACACGTAATAGTACTCGTGTTGCTGGCATAGTATCTACTGATCCTGCTTATGTTATGAACGAGAAGACAGGTCAAACTAAGCCACGTATCTTGGTAGCACTAATAGGTCGAGTACCATGTAAGGTTTATGGTACTTGCTCTAAAGGAGATATGATGGTGGCAGCAGGTGGCGGATACGCTATGGCTAACAATAATCCAGCGATCGGGTCAGTGATCGGTAAAGCACTAGAAGATAAAACAACAACCGGTATCGGCACCATTGAGGTGGTAGTTGGACGACTTTAAGCACGATAAATAAACAAATAAGGATAAAAAGAGATGTCATACACATTAAATTACGGACCAGGTGGCAACAGCACGATATCAGTACCAGATGGTCAGTCAGGAACAGTTGCTAACTTAACATTCCCTGGTAGAAACTTTAGTGGCTATGGCAGCCCAGTTGACCAGAACTTCTTGTCGCTAGCCGAGAATTTCGCCAGTGCTAACCTACAAGGTCCTCAGTATCCGATAACTGGTCAGTTATGGTATGATATTGCTAATACAAGCTACACTGATTATCAGGGACTAAAAGTAAACGTCAGTACTGGTAACACTGCGGACTGGCGTAATCTAGTAACTTTCGATAAGTCGCCTAACATTGCCGCTAACGGCATGGCAACTGGTAGTAATCCTAAAGATATTAGCGGAGTTGGTAAATTAACCGCGACTACTGCTAATATCACTACGGTGAATGCTACCACTGCTACTATTACCACGATGAATGCGACTACCGCTAATGTCAGAGCTATTGACTTGAATGGCGGTAACATTAGTAATGCTAATGTTGTTACTGCTAATAGAGCTAATATCTCGGCAATGAGTGTCGGTAGCTTAACCAGTAATTCATTGACCTTATCTGATCCAACATCAAATTGGTTTACCGCTACTAGTACAGGGGTTACGATTAACGTGCCTGTTTGGATTAAAAAACTAGACTTCGAGACTGGCGGAGCTACTACTCCTACTCCAATTGTATCACCTAGTCCAATTATTTCTGCTGGCGCTGTTAGTGTAGGGAACGCTCACAATAAGACAGATACGAGAGCATTTGGTTTAGATTTTGCTTATTATTCTAATTCAGGTGGCACCACCGATGGAGATCGCAAGGATGCCTTCATGGGGTGGATGGCACCTAATGCCAGTCCTTATGCTAACGAGTTCGTATTTGCTAGTTCAGTCAACACGGCTAGTATCAGTAGTAACACTTCTTTAGTGACAGATATTGTTCTAGGCAATCTTAACGCAGGTACATACAAAGGTACTGCGGTCATTGCTACCACACTTCAAGGCGATTTAGCTAATGGGTTGAGTAAAGTATCTATTCCAGCATCTGGCGGCAACATCAACATACTTCCAGGTAACGTAGCTGTACTAACGGCAAACTCAACATCAGTCACCATTACTGGTGGCAATGTAGGGAATGCGACTAACTTAGCCAATGCCCAAGCCTCCAATACAGCACTTATTGTTAGTGGCGGCACATACGTCAACGGTAACTTAAAAGTAGCGGGAGTAATTTATGGCAACGTAGTTTCTCCAGCTGGATCGACGGCAAGTATGGCAAATGCCAATATCTCCGGAACAGCTACTATTACTACCGTTAGCTCGACCACAGTTAACTCAACCGACGTTAACGTTACTGGAACCACAACAACCCCTACTCTAAAAGTAAGCACTGCTGCAACAGTACAGAGCTTAACATGTAACACATCTATTGGTACCACATCATTATCTGCTACTGCAGGTATCACTGCCACCGGTAACTCAGCAATCACTAGTACTAACTTCACTGCTGGTAGTAATACAACAGCTGGCTATTTAACAGGTGCATTTACCTTAACAGCTGGTTCTACCTTAGAAGCAACCTACTCCGCCGACTTAGCAGAGCGTCATCACGCCGACGCTACGTACCCAACAGGCACAGTCATGACTGTGGGCGGGGTAAACGAAATCACCTCAGCCAATGAAACTGATAAAGTACTAGGTGTTGTTAGTGACGGTTGGGCATACTTAATGAACGGCGGGGCTGGTCCACAAGAAACACATCCTGGCGTAGCATATGTGGGAAGAGTTCCTGTCCGTGTAGTGGGCCCAATAAATAAACACGACGAAGTAAGTCCATTCGCTAACGGAGTTGCTACTAGCAGTAAGTCAAATAGCTTCGGCTGGGCATTAGAAACTAATAATGAGCCAGGCGAAAAATTAGTACTGTGTATCGTCAAATAAGGATCGACAATGACATATTCAGTAGGCGGATTAATCCAGGCAGCAGACATTAACGGATTCTTCGTTAACAACACAAATCATCTTAATGATATGTGGGGGACTGGCAGTGGTGACAAGGGCTACGGCCAAACTACAACATCTAATAAATCAGTAGGTGATACTATTGATCATACTGAGTGGGCATCACTGGTTAATAAAATTATTGCTGCGGCCTCACATCAAGGCACATCTGTTACTTCTAGAACTGCTCCAGTAACTAATGATTTGGTAGCTTGGTTGACAGCCGTAGATACTGATCTAGGTACAATAACAACTAATAGATTAAATGCGGCGGCGGCTGGTTCGACTGGAGCAGCAACAACCAACATTAATAGTGGCGGCACATGGAGTAATAGTTTATCTATGGTTACTTCAATAACTTTTGCCGATCACAATAGCGCCCGCTACTTTTTTAATTGTGGCGGCCAGATTGGTATCACTGCTAGTCACGCTAGTGGAACTAACATCAACGGCCTGATTAGTAATCTATGTACTGATCTCGGAACCATATGGTTAAGTGCTGGCACATGTACTATAGGTGGCGTAAATTATACCGGCACCACAAAGATAGGTGGTGGCAACTCAGCCGGAGCAACTATATCTACTGGAACAGGATTCTATCAATTAAGTTCAAGTCCCACTCAATTAATTCAACAAACAGGCGATTATGTATATAATGGTGGCGGATGGCCAGTCACAACAGTAAACTATACGACAGGAACATTCCTTAGAATTAGTGCTTCTTATAACGGTAGCGGCACTATCACGATTACTGTACTATTCGATGAAGTCCCTAATGGAGCTACTGTGGCCGCAGGTACCGTCACTAGCGTTGTTTTACGAACTCCTGAAACCACTAACATAACTAACAGTTGGGGAACTCCTTCTGTTTCTGCTGGCGCAATCACAAGAGCATAATAGGAATAATTCATGACATATTCAGTCAGCGGTAAAATTCAAGCAAGCGATATCAATGGCTTCTTAAACGACAATACCCCAAACTTAAACAAGATTTGGAGCACTGGCTCTGGCGATTATGGTTATGGTCAGACTGCGGTTGCTGGCGTGGCAGTTAAAGATAAGGTAAGAACTCAGACCTGGACAGAACTACTATCTGCCATCACTAAGATTGCAAATCATCAAGGCACAACAATAGGTGCGATGACTAACACTGGTGGTCTTAATCCGGGTACTACTAGTCCTACTATCCCTGGCGGACAAGCACCAACAACCGGCATCCCCATCAGTTACTTAAACAATTTAAATCTACCAGCTCTTACCAATAATCTAGCATTAATTACCAATAATAGAATGAATACTGTTAGACAGGGTAATGATAGTAGTACTACAGTAACTACTACCACTACTTGGTCTAATGTATGTACTGCCACATTTACTATCTCATTCGCTAGTCATGCCGCTGCCCGATACTTCTTTAATGCTGGCGGTCAGATTGCCACCCAAGCTAGTCACCCAAACACCACTAACATCAATCGATTAATCAGTGAAATCTGTAGCGACATGGGTACCTTATGGATGAGTAGTCCATCGTCTGGTACAGTATCCCTAGCCGGCACTAACTTTAGTGGAGTACAAAAAGCTGGCGGCGCTACTGGAAACGGTAGCACGATCAATACTAACTACGGCTTCTATGCGTGGACATCTACCTCTACTCAAGTACAGCGTCAACTAGGCTCATTCTCCTACACTGGTCACTTTAATGGCACTCAATACAACACTTCAACCTTCGGACAAGTCAATGTCGCCTACAATGGCAGTGGTGTAGTAACTGTTACTGTTGTATTAGATGAAGTTCCTAATGGAGCGGTGGTTAGTGCTGGTACATCAGTGACCTTAAAAATTCGCCCACCTTCTACTACCTACTTCTCTGAGGGAGCATGGGGTAAAACAATTGTGAGTGGTACCGGACAAACCGCCGGACAAATTGCGGTAAGTGGCACAATCACCCCATCTAACTAAAAATCTTCTCTCACATATCTGCTTCTAAATATCACTAGGAGCATCTCATGTCAACAAAAATTCTAGTAGAGAATGTCAGACACCGATTCAACCACAACGAATCCAAACTCTACCTCAAAGAAAAATACACAAACAAACTATCAGTAGTCCACGGTGGTGGATTATGGGCAATCACGCCACAACTAATAGCCTTCCTCCGTGAGCCCACTAATGATACCCAATTTGAAATCCTGATAGATAGTTATGGTCATCCTATCAAGATCAACAGACAAGAGTTACTTACCCTAGCCGTCAATACATACACTACCGTAATGAATGAGTGGTACACAGAACATCAAGCCTTAGGTGCTCAGAGATAATGTCTAGAGGAATAGTAGTATTCGCCCATAATAATCGCCATGATTATTACAGAATGGCTGTCACTGTAGCCAAACGAGCGGAGCGTTATCTAGGACTACCCACAACAATCATTACTGATCAAAATACACTAGATACAACAGGCTCCGAATCTTACAACTTTGACCATACTATCGTGATTGAACCAGATAGAAATAACTTCCTTAAGAAAGCTACCTGGATTAATAAGGGCAGATATCAGGTCTATGACTTAACACCATACGATGACACCTTAATCCTGGATACAGATTACATGATTAATAGTAGTGCTCTACTAAAAACATTCGATTTACCAACTGACTTCTGTTGTTACGCAGATTCCAAGTATCTGTTTGAAGATACACCCAATGAACTGTTATCTCCTAACTCTCTTAGTACCTACTGGGCAACAGTGATGAGATTTACAAAGACCACTCGTACCCGCGAACTGTTCGATATGATCCACACTATTCAGGATAATTATGAGCACTATGCGGAGTTACACGGCTTCCTACCATATACCTACAGAAACGATTATGCCCTAACTATTGCTCTCCGCACCATCAATGGACACATAGAGCAGGCGTCAGATCGCATTCCAGGCCAACTTACCCATATCTCGAATGTATGCGAAGTTATTCGCCTAGATGATAATACATATGAGGCTCACTATGAACACTACATTAGAGGCAGAAAGAAAAAGAGTAGAGTAGTACTCCATGACTTTGACTTCCATATGCTTAATAAGGAAAACTACATAGGACTAACATTATGACACGCGGATTCGTTATTATGGCAGTTAATACCGCCACCACTGATTATGTCCTATTAGCCACTGTACTCCGTGATAGTATCTATCGTGTAATGCCCACCGCTAGGGTATCTATCATCACTGACCAGACTGTCACGGATCCGCTATGGGATAATATTATCCACATCACTAGTACAGACAGTAGTGACTGGAAACTGGCCAATGATTGGCAGGTTTACGACCTATCTCCATATGATAGAACCATTAAGCTAGAAGCTGATATGTACATCCCACGCTCCATAGAATACTGGTGGGATATCTTAGAGGATCGTGACTTAAACATAGCTACCACTATTAGAAACTTCCGTGGCGAGGTCTCCGAAGAACTATTCTATCGTCGTACATTTACGGAGTCCAATCTACCACAAACCTACAATGCTATTACTTACTTTAAGAAATCACCGCTAGCCAAAGAGTTCTACGAGTATGTCAGAGATATCTTCGAGAACTGGATAGAGTACTCACATCTACTGAAATATTCGACAGAAGATCGTGCTACTACTGATGTAGTGTATGCTATAGCAGCCACCGCCATTGGAGTAGAACATTGTACACTACCCACATTCCAAGAATTCTCCATGGTCCACATGAAGCGTATGATAAATGGTATCTCATCCGAAGTGTGGCACGATGAGCTAGTGTATGAGTTGCATCCACACACCATGAGGATTAACACCTATCCCCAATTGTACCCCCTACACTATCATAACAAATCGTTCGCATACATCATTCAGGAGGAGATCCAATGAATCAGGACTTAACCTCATTAACACCCCTACAACAGCAAGAGTTTATAAACTTAATGCTAGCCAACATACCACCGCCACCACCACCACTAGAGTACAGAGTGTACTATGATGAACACGGAAAGATACTTACATACACTACAGAAGACCTACCGGGTGACTACTTAGTAATTACCAGAGATGAGTACAATATCGCCAGACATGATGCCATTGTGCTAGATGGGGTCCTAATCTACACTCACCTTAAACGCCATGTATTTAAATTAGAACCAGACAGAAATAATACCTCCTCACGGCGTACTAGTAAATATGACATTAGTATTCTAGCTGATCCCGATGACAGCGAAGATGAATGCCGTTATTACAGAGTACAAGCCAATGAAATCACAAGATGAAGTCTTAGAAGTCTTAGATATTGATCAGTTAGACCTGATCTATCTATCCTACGATGAGCCACAGAAGGAAGACTTCTGGTTAGCAATCCAAAACATGGTACCATGGGCCAAGCGGGTAGATGGTGTTCGAGGTAGTGACGCTGCTCATAAAGCGGCTGCCGCAGCTAGTGATACTGAGAGATTTATTCTAGTAGATGGTGATAATATGCTAGATGAAACATTCTTAGACCAATCATTAACTATTACCCACGAGAATAAAGATGCTCAATTCCGTTGGCGAGCCAGAAATTACATCAACGGATTGTATTATGGCAATGGTGGATTATCTAGTTGGACCAAGACCTTTGTCAATAACATGCGTACTCATGAAGCTAGCGATGGTAACCATAAAACCAACATCGAGTTTTGTTTTGACCCACTGTACTGGCCTATGCACAATTGCTACTCTACTACCTACCCTAACTACACGCCCAAGCAAGCATGGCGAGCAGGGTTCCGTGAAGGAGTTAAGATGTGTAATCGTGATGGCCTAATGCCCACCAACCTACAATCGTTCACTCACCACGTATGGCCTAATAACCTACGCAATCTACACATATGGCAAACAGTAGGCCGCGATGTAGAGAATGGCTTCTGGGCAATTCTTGGCGCTCGCTTAGGCACACACTATCTAATGTTACGAGACTGGGATTATACCTCAGTCCAAGACTTCGATGAACTAGATAGGCTATGGGCACTGCATCAACACGATGACGAACTAGTAGCCCGACAAGTAGCTGCCGACCTTAACCGAGCACTTAATCTCAATATTGTGGAGCTAGACAGTATAGGCAGCAGGTTCTACAAAGACTATGGAACAAAGTGGACAAACACTGATATTATGGACAGAGAATGAAATCATTAGATCAAGTCGCCCAACAAGTTAACCAGGTTAGCCCATCATTCTGCGCTGCTAAATGGAAGCAAGTAACTATTCATCTCCAGAATGGTCATACTCATTCGTGCCATCACCCTGATACCCACTTAGTGCCACTCTCTGAGATTAAGATGAACCCAGGAGCTCTGCATAATACTCAGCACAAAAAAGAACTCCGTAAGCAGATGTTAGAGGGTGTTCGTCCATCTGAATGTGATTACTGCTGGCGCGTAGAAGACAGTGGCACTAATCAGCACTCCGACCGTATTCGTAAGAGTGCTACTCAATGGGCACTACCATATATCCAAGATATCGTCTCCAAGCCATGGGACGATAATGTAGACCCATCGTATGTAGAAGTATCCTTCTCAAGTGTATGTAACTTTAAATGCAGCTACTGTGCTCCACACATCTCATCTAAGTGGATGGAGGAGATTGAGCAATATGGTGAGTATCCAACGTCATCTAAGTTCAATGGGCTCCAATGGATTAAAGAAGTTGGCAAGATGCCTCGACCTAATCGTGAAGATAATCCGTATGTAGAGGCATTCTGGAAGTGGTGGCCAACAATGTATACCAGTTTACAACAGTTCAGAATTACTGGTGGTGAGCCACTCTTAGCTAAAGATACATTTAAGGTACTAGACTATATTATCGCTAATCCTAACCCTAATCTAGAAGTCAGTATCAATAGTAATCTATGCGTTCCGCCTGAACTATTTGATCGCTTTGTGGATAAATTAAAGAATATTACTGAGAATAGATTACTTAAAAAGATACAGGTCTTCACGTCCTGTGAAGCATGGGGTTCAGGAGCAGAATACATCAGACATGGCATGGATTACCAACAATGGTTAGCTAATGTCAATCGTCTATTCCTTGAGGTGCCCAACATCTATGTAACTGTTATGAGTACTTACAATCTGCTCAGTCTACCTAGTTACACCAGATTCCTAGAAGATATCTTAGCTATCAAGCAAGCTAACAATAGAACCCATCGTAGTGGTAATATGTGGTTAGATATCCCATACTTACGATACCCTACCCATCAAGCAGTGTTTATTGCGGATCCGACAATGTTACATTACATAGAAGAGAGTATCCAATTCATGGAGAATAACTCTAATCATCATGGCGAACGAGGCTTCCACCCTGCCGAGATAGATGGCCTAAAGCGCACCAGAGATGTACTCCTACAATGTAGGGAGGATGAGTACACCACTGTTAATCGACGTGACTTTATCATCTTTGTGGATGAGCATGACCGCCGCCGCGGTACTAGCTTCTTAGCTACATTCCCCGAGTTCGAGCATACATACCGGCTATGGTCCCAGCTATAATAGTCAAGGTCCTCCTCTCCACTATTATTATATCTCCATAGCCCGCCAGGGCTCCTCCTCCACCGTACTCTAACACTACTAACCTAATATGAAACTAATATCCCATCGTGGCAACTTAACAGGCCCCCAACCACATCTAGAAAATACCCAAGAACAAATTCTCTACGCTATCTCACAAGGATTCGATGTAGAGATAGACGTATGGTATATCGATGGTAGCTTATTCTTAGGCCATGATGGCCCCGAACACCCTATCGCACCAGAATTCCTCGAACGAGATGAACTATGGTGTCATGCTAAAAATTTAGGAGCACTCCAATACCTCTTAAATAATAACATACATTGTTTCTGGCATGAAGGTGACCAGCGTACACTTACTAGCCGTGGCTATATATGGACCTATCCTGGTAAAGACACTGTGGCTGAAAGTGTCATAGTAGAATTAACTTCTACACTACCAACTATCACAGAACAAATAACAGGAGTATGTGGAGATTATGTCGCAAACTGGCGAAAAGAAGATAGCGTTATGCTTCTCGGGGCAACCAAGAACATGGCGTAAGTGTGCTCAATCATGGCGTGATAACTTACTTCGTGCTAATACAGATGTATTCTGTCACCTATGGACGGCTAATACTCTACCCAACGCTATTGCTGGTGGTCAACCTAATATTGAGCCTATACTCCAGTGGGAGATAGATGAGTTATTTGACCTCCTGCGTCCAGTGGATTATATCATTGAAGAGCCACGTGAATTCACCCCAATGAACCCTGGTCAAGCCTTAACTAATAGTAACTACTTATCCCAGTTCTATGGCGTCCATCGTGCCGCTACCCTTAAAAAGGAGTGGGAGATTAAGCATGAGTTCAGATACGGTGGTGCTGTTAGAATGCGCTATGATACCTTCCTTGGCGCGGAGACGCATTCTAAGTTTAAAGTAGACTACGACAGTATGATGAATGGTATACATATGGGCTGGGATCACGAGACGAAACAGGCCAGAATAGGCGACATTATGTGGCACAGTGATAGTCGTACATACGATATCATAGCAGACTTCTGGTTAAACAGTGGTACTATTAGTGGTAGTAGATTTGGTGGTGATGTGCCGCCTGAGCGTATATTCTTCCACTACTTAAAGAAGAATGGTGTTAAGATTACGCCGCATCACTGGAAGGCGCAACTAATGAGATATGATAGTGAGCGTAGCTTTAGCAAAGTGGAGGATCCCCATGGATTTGAAACGTGGTAAGGTAGCTATTTGTTTAAGTGGATTAGTACGTACTGGCGTAAGAACTAAGGCACAGTTTGATAGAGTATTTGGTCATCTAGGAGCCGACTTATTCTATCATACATGGACAACAGATCATACTCCTGAGGTTACTAACTTATATCAGCCAACTGATTACCTGGTCCAGGAGCCACTCCAAGGTGATCAAGGTTCATTTGGTAACATGTTATACAGCATCATGATGGCAAATCGTCTTAAGCGCCAGCACGAGGAGCGCCATAACTTTCGATATGACCTAGTGATTAAAGCTAGATTTGATCTAGTATATAACCCTGGTGCTAGATTTGTGGAGCGGATTGAGCCTAGAACAGTGTATTCTACGGGCGGCAACTGTGGTCTTAACCCTACCGACTATGAGACACATGGGATTAGTGATGTCCTATTCTGGGGTGATTCCGAATCAATGGACATCGTATGTGATACTTATATGTACTACCGGCACTGGGCTCTAGAACTAGATCGATTACTGCGGGATGGTATGGTGTTTGATCACCATGATATCTATCTTAGCCCAGGCACACTAATGATGAATTTAGGTGCGCGGCATAATATACACTTTGTAAAACATGCTAGTAGTATCAGAGAGATACCCTGGCGGTTGAATGCCACGCATCTAGACCCCGATACCCAATACCAACAAATTAAGGAGATATACAATAATGGCCACAAGACTAGTAGTAGCAGGTGATTCCTGGACATACGGTAGTGAGATCAGAGACCCTAAGCTCACCGAAGACGTTAAAGACTGGGATCAACCCAATGATGCCTACAGGCTACCTAGAATTTGGCCTACCAAACTAGGCGCTCTCATGGGTTCTGATACCGAAGTAATTAATCTGAGCTACCCTGCGGCATCTAATGACCGCATAGTCAGACACTTAACAGGATGGCTAACACAGGAGTACTTATATCCCGGTCGAGATACTAGTGACTTATTCGTAGTAGTAGGTCTAACTTCACCTGAACGTAAGGACTTCTACTACAAAGACGAGAGCTTACAGAACTGGATCACTATCTGGCCAATGTGGGATCATAGTTATGCACAACCACCACTCCGTGAGTTTGGTAAACTATATGCTACCCATATGTGGAACGAGGAGGAGTATGTGCACCGTTATATTCAGCAGGTGTTCTACCTACAAACCCTATTTAAACAGTATGGTATCAAGCACCTGTTCTTTCAAGCGTTCTATCAGCATCAAACTATGCATATTAAAGACTGGCGAGATGACCCGTATAACAGACATTATAATGGCCAACCCGATCGTCCACTATGGGATATGATTGACCCGGTTAGATTTATGAACAAAAATGACTCCAATCATAGCTTCCACCACTATATCACTAGCAGAGACACTAGCCCACATAAGCAAGTTAGTATAGTGGGCATGCATCCGTCAGAGACTGGCCATACCTGGTGGGCCGAACGTCTTCACCAATATTGTGGAGATAATAATCTATGGTAAGTCAACCAGTAACCCATCTAGCAGTATGCGGCGACAGCTTTGGCGTAGGCGCAGGTCTACCGTATGACAGATGCTATGAAGACAACTTTACGGGCCGAGTAGCCGAACACTTCAATCTACCTCAGAAGGTATATGCCCGTAGTGGTTGCTGTAACTTTACTATCTTACTACAGGTGCGTAAGATTATCGAGCAGGTCAAACAAGATCCCACATATCGCCCATTGGTTGTAATTACTACTACATTTCACGAGCGCCTGATATTTCCAGTCGATGGTAGTACTGACTATCGAATGCCAGACTTATCACAAGTAGAGTACATGAACTACCCACCATACAGTGATATTAGTCCTAGCGAATCTAGGCCACTCGAATTCAGTATCGAGCATGAACCCACACTACTCACTGAGACTGTTAGTAACATAGATCAGTATCTTCGTGGTAATATCAAGTGGGCAGATGGCTTATTCCATCGCGTAACACCCAATAAGTTCGAGGCTATTAAGTCCTACATTACTGAACTATTCGATACCGGCGTCAAGCAACAGTGGGATAACTCCCTGTTCATTACTATGCACTACCTATTAGCTAAGCATGATATACCCCACGTTATCATGGGACACTACTTACATGATCTCCAAGGCCAACCAGAATACATGCAACATGATTGGGGCCACTGGTGTAAACATTACCCAGACAACATGGGCAGTGGACACTGTAATGAGGAAGGTAATAGACTAGTGGGAGAGGCACTCGTCAAACACATCGAGGACAACAGTATATTATGAGGGTATTATACGCTAACGGAGATAGTTGGACCTTCGGCCAAGAGATACCGTCCACGCACCCTACCTCCCAATGTCACACCGATCAATACTACGGAAGCTGGCCGTTCAAATTAGCCTCCCTACTGGGCGCGGCGTGTGTCAATGAGGGCGCTGGCGCTGGCAGTAATGATAGAATATTCAGGAAGACTACTGAGTATATCAATGAATGGGTGGCAACCTGCCGCAACCCCCAGGACCTCACCATTGTAGTAGGCTGGACCACACCTGAACGAGCAGAACTAGAGGCCAATGGCGTATATACTAGAATAAACATTAATAATATCATTACTAAGTATGGCGAGGATGCCGACTACGAGCGCCAGCAATTAGAAGAGTATAGAGACAGTTACTACCGGGTCTTAGACCTCGAGATGGCAGCGGTCAGACAGATTAGATATATGATGACACTTCGTACACTAACCGCCGCCCTAGGTATTCGTTACTGGGACTTTCAAGCAATCGGTGCCCACCCACACCAGCTCCAAGCACTAGCTAACCGACACTATGGTCATACAATGGACAATTACTATGGGACTACATGGCACAATTACTGTCAACTCCACGGCCAACCACTACACACTCATGGCCATCCCACCACCGAAGCCCACCATCATTGGGCGTCCTTACTCCACGACTGGATCAGCCATGAATAAAACCGTCAATATCATCATGGCTCTGGGTGGTGAGGGATCCAGATTTGCCTCCCAGGGCTACGAACTACCTAAGTATCTACTAGCATATGGCGGCTCTACTATGTTATATCATTCCTTAGCATCCCTACGCATATCAGGTAATGTATACTTTATCGCTAGACAGGAGCACTTAGACCGTTACCCACAACTCCAACCACTGTTAGATGCCCTAGGTACCACCATCGTTGCACCACATCTGACCAGAGGAGCAGCAGAAACCCTACTCCTAGCCGAACCACATATACAGGACCTATCCTTACCCATGATTAGTATCAATTGTGACCAGATGATCAAGTGGAATCCGCAACCATTCTTAGATAAACTGGCCACTAATCCACACACCTCGTACATTGTTACCTATAGGGACACTTCACCTAAGTGTTCGTATGTCCTATGTGAAACTCCTGCATGCAATAGTTTAGATAGTACCAAGGTCATTGAGGTGCGTGAGAAACAAGTAATCTCCACGCATGCCACCGTTGGAATCTATCATTGGAGTAGTACTCAACTGTTCTTTAGGTGTGCCCAGGAGTATATTAGCACCACACCGCTCCAACAATGCGATGGTGGAGAGTATTATGTAGCACCGGTTTACAATGTGGCCATTGGCCAGGGGCAATCTGTAGAGCGATATAGCATAGAAGACAACGGTGGACAATTCTGGCCAGTAGGCACACCCCAAGATTTGAACAGTTATATACTAGAGACAGGAGATTTTATATGAAACACCACCGCTTAGAAGATTTCTACCGTGGTTGGATAGTGGGTAAGTTCGAGCCATCATTGCTCCAAGCTGATTTCGAAGTAGGCATTGCCCATCACCACGCCGGCGAACCACACGGAGACCACTTTCATAAACTGTCCACCGAGATTAACGTGGTGATTAGTGGTACCGTCAAGATTAACGATAGGGTGTTTAACAGTGGCGACATATTCGTCCTAGAGCCCTGGGAAGTGTCACAAGCCGAGTTTATCACTGATTGCGTGATTGTGATAGTGCGTGATCGGAGTATTCCAGGTGATAAATTCGAATTCAGCATTCGTGGCGAATAATTGGGCCTTTGTAGGCCTATCGTGGTATATCAGTGCCTGGTGAGCCTCTGGAGACATTATTTTTCTCCCTACTCCCTTCAAGTGCGTTAGAAATACTTTTTGCTCCCACCACCGTTAATTCGCTAATATTCGGCTATTTAACGGTATTTTATCCTGAATAAATATGGAGTGGTTCGTCTGCGGTTGAGGTGGTGAATAATATCTTCTAGGTGGCACCACATAGTAAATAACCACATGAATATTTACCTACCTACCGTACCAGCCGGTCATATTGCTGTTAAATTTGGGATTACTTCCTCTACTACCTTAGATGAGGCTGCTCGTGGCATTGCTATTGGGCAGTCTATTGGTAATCCTGGTGCTCGTGTGGAGCGTTGGGAGACTAGTCATCTAATTGATACCCATTGTGCTAAGATTATTGGCAGTCGAGAGGACTTATTATCTAGACACGAGGGTGATGTTGTTATTGCTTTCCCCCTTATTAATATTAACTGGAGGGAGGATGGCCTATCTCAGTTATTATGTACTATAATGGGTGGTCAGTGTGATATTGATATTATAGAACGGTGCTGGGTAGTAGATATTGATCTCGATTTAGTACCTAGATTAACTCCACGCTATGGTTTGAGTGGCTTGCGTGAGTTAACTGGTCGTTATGATCGTCCATTATTGGGTTGTATTATTAAGCCTAAGATTGGTTTATCGGCCGGTGATTATGGTACCATTGTGGAGGAAATGGTTAGAGGTGGTGCTGATATTATTAAAGAGGATGAAATACTAGCTAATCCGGTATTTTGTAGTATGGAGGAGCGCTTATCTATTGTTAGAGAGATTATTGGTACTAGAAAGATTGTTTACTTGGCTACTATTAATGCGGATGCAGATAGATTATTAGACAAGGCTAGAATGGTAGCTAGGAGTGGAATTCGTGGAGTACATTTAAATGTATGGAGCGGATTAGGTAGTTATGGGGCTGTTCGTAGATTAGGTCTAGATATTGCGCTGCATTATCAAAAGTCTGGTGATCGGGCGTGGAGTGATAGGAATAATAAGTATAGAATTACCTGGTGGGTACTATGTAAATTAGCTGCCTGGAGCGGCGTAGATACTATTCATGCTGGTATGTGGGGTGGTTACTTATCAGATGACCCTGTGGAATTGGCGGAGATTATGCGGATGTTGACCGGTTATAATGTAGTGCCGGCATTGTCGTGTGGTATGAATGCCGAATTAATTCCCAAGGTGACAGATAGATTTGGTGTAGATTATATGGCCAATGTAGGAGCTGCTTGTCATTCGCATCCTCTTGGCGTGGAGGCAGGAGTTAGAGAATTACGCAGGGCTATCGATGGTAGTTAAATTATGCGGACATAGTGGCGCTGAAGTAGAATTAATAGATGGTAGGGTCCATAAAAGCGGTCGCGGAGTTATTCGTAATTACGCCAGAATGACTTCCCTAGGTAATTTAATACCACAACCCCGCATTATTGATTATAGCGACAGCCTTGTCCTAGAATATATCGCGGGCGATAATATTGCTGATTGGCTAGGTAATAATCAACCACATCAATTAATTAAATTTATTCAGAGTAATATTGATATTCTGGGTGAAGTAATTATCGATCCATATAAGGATTATTTGCCGGTGTATGAGGCTAGATTGAATTCTGCCTTATATTTACCTACCACTATTGGAAATATTATTGATGATCTACCTAGATATCTACCACAAACCCAATATCATGGTGATTTTACATTTGATAATATTATTGCTGGTAGTAGTGGATTTGTCTTAATCGACGCAGTAGACACTGACCTAGATAATATCTGGTTTGATTTAGCTAAATTGCGACAGGATGTAGATTGTGGATGGTTTGTGCGTAATCGTGGTGGAGTCACTGATGATCTTGCCATTAAATTAAGATTGATTAGCGGTGAATTATCTAGGAAATATCGACATTATTCTAATAGGAGCATGGCAATATTAGCGCTAGGCAGAGTATGGAACTATTCTACACCCGAGGAGCAAGAGTGGATAAGTACTAAGATGGATATGTTATGGAGGACACCATGTTGAAAAAGATTTATTATGCCTTATTTGGCAAGATTATTCGTGAGATTAAATATCGCCGTCGGTTAAAAGAATTGCGTAAGCGAGACCCATTTATCTATTAAAATATGAATTATGTAGGAATTAGCTGTGGCTATCATGACGCGGCACTAACTGTTATAGGCAGTACTGGTAATATATTATTCGCTGGACACGCAGAGCGATACGGTGATAATAAACATACGCCTAATTTAAATATGGGTATTATTGATGATGCCCGTAAGTATATTACTGATGAGATAGAAGTACATTATTACGAGCGTCCGCTGGTTAAATATATGCGTAGATTATGGGCAGGTGAGCGTCCAGTATTATCTAGTATGAGTGCTAAAAATATTATAGGTGATATATTAATAGCAGAATTAGGCGTTGACCGAGGGTGTAAAATACATACTCATAATCATCATCTCGCTCATGCGGCGGCGGGGTTTCAGACCTCGCCATATGATAACGCCACTGTTGTTGTTATTGATGCTATCGGTGAGTTTGAGACTATTACTATATGGAAGGCCAAATATGTCGAAGGTAAAGCAAAATATAAAAAACTTTATACACAAAATTACCCAAATTCCATCGGACTCTTTTATACTGGAATTACTCAGCGCGTTGGCCTACGTCCATTAGATGAAGAGTATATTTTAATGGGCATGGCAGCGTATGGCAAACCAATATATGTAGAGGAGATGAGAGCTAAATTGGATGAGAATTTACATATTGGTGTAGGTGATGATTTCTTACCAGATGCCGATCATTATGATTTAGCCGCTAGTGCTCAGGTATTAGTGGAAGAGTTAATCATGGATATTATTCGTAAGGCCAAGCAATTAGGCACTAGTAGTAATCTGGTATATGGCGGCGGCGTAGCTCTTAATTGTTTAGCAAATAGACGGTTAGGTGAATATTACAAAAATGTATGGATACTACCTAACCCTGGTGATGCGGGTAGTAGTTTAGGTGCGGCCGCATTAGGCTATGGCGGTCCGATTAAATTCGATAATGCTTATCTTGGTCATAATATCCCAGGCGAATATCCAGTCAGTCGATTAATCGATGAGTTAATTACTAATAAGATTGTTGGTGTGGCTAGCGGCAGAGCAGAGTTTGGACCACGAGCACTGGGTAATAGATCATTATTAGCTGACCCTAGAGGTCCTGAGATTAAAGAACTAGTGAATAATATTAAACGACGACAGCAATTCAGGCCATTTGCGCCAGTTATTCTAGAAGAATTAGCTGATAGTTATTTTGATATGTCGGGCGATGGCGTTGATAGTAGATATATGCAGCGAGTGGTTCGTTGTATACATCCCGAATTATTCCCTGCCATTATTCATAGAGACGGCACCAGCAGAGTACAAACAGTACCTAATGATGGTAGTGGAATAAGGCGATTACTTGAAGCATGGTACAAGGAGACAGGCTGTCCTATGTTATTAAATACATCGCTGAATATCAGGGGTGAGCCCATGGTTAATAATCGTCAGGACGCTGATAGATTTGAGGAGCTATATGACATAAAGGTGTGTAGTTAAACACCACACACTACGAGGTGAATACGCTCCTGTTCGCCTCCATTGTATACCCAGTGATACTTCGTAGTATCGACTTCGTACCAGTTACCATCCATCGGGATATGATAGTTTAGGCCATATACGGGCACATCACTGGATCCCGCATACTCCTGACTAACTTCACCAAATAATGCTTTGTTATTTGTTTTTAACACTAGATGATATCTAACTTCATGATCTCTGTGGATACTAAGACCGTGATGCGGCATCAATCTCATAATTCTTATTCTGCCAAACTCAACGCCGAGATGTTCCTTGAGTTGTTCTAATTGTCCTCTGATATAAGATTGTATATCAATATTCCATATCGTGAAGTCTGTTTCCTTGCCACCATAAGCTGGGCTATTAGCATTCGACAGTCCACCAACAGCATCATACCATCTATTAGTAGCACCATTACGGCAGTTTAACCCTATTTGATTTTTATCTCCCCAAGGGGCAATATGAAGTAACTCATCGAGCTCCTCATTACAGCGAGCCACATCACTACTCATAGTTAACCGTTTAATGAACATTACTTTCTCCAAATTGCCATATAACGAGTGTATACATTAGTCTCCAATTCGCCACTATAATATTCACCTTCAACTCTATTCTGACGTTTAAAGTCTGCTAAGTCAACACTACATCGAATGTGCTCATCGCAACTGAAATAATTATTGCCCTGCGCTACGATTAGAGTGCCTCTTGGAATACCATCATACCAACTGTCATATACTTCCTGAGTCACATGCTCAGTCGATGTATTGATTACTACATCGGGACGAATATCGCTTTGATACTCGTATGATCCCATATCAGCAGTCACTGCCTTGAAGCGCCAGTCATCCATTTCGAAGTTCTTATTCACTTGATCTGCGATTGCTTCGCACCATGGGTCTAGGTCGATTGAACGGCACTTGTTTACGTTGATATTGCTTTGAATTATCATACTTCCCAGGATACCAATCCAACCACCAAAAATGTAGATATTAGTAGGAGCGCCCGCCATTATGCATTTGCTCAATTCATTGACTAACCACCCTTTACTTGCTAATTGTCCATACCATAACGCATCTAATGCCCGTGTCCGTTGCTCGTGATTGTCTATATTACGAATAGCGTTCATCCATTGCGCTAATTCGAGGTTGCTAATTTTAAACTCTGCTTTATTCATGGGCGTATTTATGAGGTGTAAATATGGGTATGATAGAAGATGATGAAGAAGAAGATTACTGGGAAGTGCCAGATAACATAGATACAACTGACTTTGATTTTACATGGCGACCTGATGTATACGAAGAAGAATACATTCATCAGTTCGGCACACAGTGGCAAAAAACTGGTGGTCCACGATTAGTAGTAGCTGGCGCTACGAAGATTAAGTATCAGGACTTTCAACGAGCACGAGCGCTACCCGATATGTCTAAGTGGAAGTTGCCTAGAATGACTGGTATTGATCGTATTGATTTTGATTACAGTTGGCATCCAGATGATACAGATGAGATGTTCAATTATGTGTTTGGCGACCAACAGGGAACTGCCGAAGAGAGTAAGATCATTCAGTACACTAGGCAACATGGAGCAGAGATTAAGTTTGTTGATAAGCCAGTAGCAAATGTGGTATACACGCCACTAGATATTATCTTTCTAAGCAACGGTGAGACTGACGAACAACTACGATATGATAGATTGTGTAAGGTAGCCAGCAGGCCAGTAAAGTGGATAAAAGGCATCAATGGTAGAGAAAATGCTCTAAGAGAGGCAGCAAGGCAATCATCAACTAAGTGGTTCTTTCTATTTCCTGGTAAATTATGGGCTGATGAGAACTTCGACTTTGACTTTCAACCAATACGATATCACGATATCAAACACTATATCTTCTATGCTAAGAACCCACTCAATGGTTTAGAGTACGGACATCAAGCAGCGGTGTGCTATAATCAGCGATTAGTGCTAGAGACACTGGATTATGGACTAGACTTTACTATGAGTAAAGCACATGACATTATACCAGTACTCAGTGGTATTGCCCAATACAATAGCGACATTACTATGACTTGGCGAACTGCATTTAGAGAAGTGATCAAACTCAAAGCAGAAGATAGCGACGAGAGTAGAAAGCGACTACAAATATGGCTGACTGAGGCACGAGGTCAGCATTGTGAATGGAGTATTATCGGCGCACAGGATGGTATTGCTTACTACAATTCTGTCAACGGTGAACATAGTGAATTAATGAAGTCTTTCTCATGGCAGTGGTTAGACGAATACTTTACAAGCCGATACTCTGTCTAATTGGGCGGAATGCTTGTAATGCTCTATTGTACTCATTGATGTTTAAATTCCAGATAGTTTGTGGAGTGTAGTAATACTCTTCCTCTCGCACAAACTCAACAATACCTTGCTTCGATAATAACTCCAGGGCTCGGTGAGTTCGAGACATCTTACCACTAGCATCATGACTACCGTGTGACGTGGTGATGTATAACTCATCATAACCATTCGCAACACCCCATCCAATTTGCATAGGCAACAGAATACTAAACGGCACACTGTTCATATGTGTCTTACTCATACCAGGAATCAATCTCTGATATCTAGGTAATGTGGCACTACGAAACAAACATCGTAGTATTCTGTGTTCGTCGTCATAGCTATGACATCCACTGATACTAGCAATCTCATCATTGACTATTAGCGCCCAGTACTGAGGGTCACTAGGTAGGTCATGACCATCAATTAGCTTCAATGCTTCCATAGTGCCATTATTAGTGTATCCCACACCAGCACACTCTCTATTGAAAGCATCGAGTAGTTTATTGTGATTTTGGGATATTTTTACAATATTCATAAAAATCCTTTAGTTCAGGGAACGTCTCTACTAGATTTAATCCTCTTAGTGAATCAAAGTTACTGAACCAATCATAGAATTCTCTTTGTAAATTAATGTCTGGAATATTGTCTTCTAGCTGTCTACGTATGCTTTTTAAGAACTTTATGTATACAGGATGTTGCACTGGGCTATTCTCTAACACGATAATAGCATCGTTTACGTATCTACTGAATTCTGAAGGTAATACGAACACACTATGACAAGCAGGACTCTTAATCATATGAGGATTCATCGAGACTTTTACTGAATATCTTTCTTCGAGTTCGACTATCCAGTTGGAGAACTTACTTAGTTTTGGAATACTTAGTACATTAATAGTTGGATTAAATGATAATGTCATATTATCATTGATAGATGCTATCTTAAATAACTCCTCTACATTATTATTGAATCTATCCCAATCTAATCCATTTCTTATGTATTCTGCTTGTATATCAGTAGATTCCATACTTATAGTAATACAAAACTTAAATCTATCAGTTAGCCTAGGCAATAATTCAATTAATTTATTGAAGTATTTTTCCCTTGCGTTTAAGTTAGTAACGACTGCCACACCGAGTTTACTATCACATTCTCTTACTTCTGATAATTTTTCTAACATGTCATAAAACTCTGGTATAATCAATGGCTCACCACCAGAAATTCTGATATCAGTGAGACTTCTCCCTTCATCCGAACTGATCCACTCCCACAACAGAGATGTGAACTCGTTGGTTGGTAAAGCAGTTACTTCTCGATATTCTTCTATTGATATGGTTTTATTTTTTAACGCCTCACTGGCCCATTGAGTGCTGTATCTAGGAGAGCAATACATACATTTTAAATCACACGTAGCATCTAATGTCACTTCTAGTACCACTGATGATTTGCTTACTAGTAAATCGCTATTAATGTCAATATCTTCGCTCCAGTTATCGAGTAGGTATTTTTTAGTTTTAGCATATCTATCATTTATTTTTGAGTGAGATTGGCGAGGACTCTCAATATTTTTATCTTCTAAATCCCAACAGAATTTACAATCACTATGGCGAATGCCTTTGAGCATCTCCAATCGTCTTTCTTTATAATAATCATTATTTGTTAAACAGCTGGACCCATATTTTTCTATATCTTCCGGTGTAAATTTGTAAAAAGAAGTGAGACAACACATCTTTCCTTCTCCTCTACTCATATTGATATATGGGAAATCCCATCTTTGGGGACAAATAGCGTTTTCTACCTCAATCGGTATTACTTTTTTCATTAGTATGCTTTCGGGATAATTTGACAACCAGCGCTGACGCGACCTCTGTATATATACCACTCATTTCTCATGTACACACAATCGCCAGTTAGTAGAGAACCATCTTGTACACAGTCACCTAGTAATGCCAATTGTGAGCCAATCAAAGCAGTACGACACCATGCTTTAGTGCCAAGTGGTACACCATACTTAAAGATAGACAAGTCATCGCCTAGTTTGAAGCGATGATTAATGATAATCGGCCCTGCCTCAGTAAGTCCGTAGTTGAGAATGAAATCACAGTCAAGATGGGTAAAATATCTAACATCGTCGGCACTAATACAATCACTGCCACACATTACGGTTTTTAGAGTAGGAGCACCCTTACGCTCAACCTTCCTTAACACCTCAATCATACGAGGCACCACGTGAGTTATAGTGGCGCCAATCTCATTGATACGATTGAAGAATGTAAACGCATTAAATGGTTCAACGACCACATGGGCACCTGCTAATAAGGCAGGTAGTGACTGAGCATTGATGCCACCAGTATGACGCATGGAGCATACAGTATACACTACATCTTTCGCAGTGATGCCATTACATTCGATAGCATTGTCAGCATTTGATAGCAACATGACTTCTGTCAGAACAATTGGTTTACGAGTGCCGCTGCTGCCACTTGACCACAGTACTAGAGAGAATTCATCTACAGAATTGTCAAACGGTACGATATCATTCACATTTAACGGCGGAACGACCACGGTAGTCTTCATGCGACTAGCTCGTAATATATCAATTAACACACTATCGCCGCCACTATCCGATTCCACAAGCGCCAGCAACTCTCCATACGACAGATTGTTGAGTGCGGAACGATGAGCATATTTTTCAGCCACATCTTTGAACCTATTAAATAACATACTGATATTTACTATCAGTCCTCATATCATACAAATAAACAATGAAGACGATAACTGTAGCAGGAATTAATATAGATATTCACGATGGGCCAATTGCTATTAGCGCAAGTGGTGGAGCAGATAGTTCGGTATTACTATACTTACTTTTGAAATATGCCACTGATACCGTGCATGTACTTTCATGCGCGGACGATCAATTACCGAATAGAGTCGCTCCAAAAATATGCACAGATGTGATACAGACATGTATTGCTCTTACGGGTAATCGAAATGTCAAACAACACACATTCTTTATTGAACAAAAAACTTATGAGACTTGGTTATCTCCAGTAAGAAAACTTACTAATGAAGTAGGGGCGAATATACTGTATACCGGTATAACTTTATTCCCGGATGATGAAGTTTTAGAAACATTCTCACAGTACGGTGATGATTATCCTCGTCTCAAAGAAGCACAGAGTTATAGAGATCCTAAGAAAGCACATCAATTTTATTTCAACAATAATAAATTTTATACACCATTAAGTAATGCTAATAAAAAGAAAATATCTGAAATGTATGAGGAACTTGACATACTTGATACTCTTTATCCAGTGACTAGAAGTTGCGAAAGTTCTACATTAACGGAAGGACATTGCGGTAAATGCTGGTGGTGTGACGAGAGAATGTGGGCATTTGGAAGATTGGAATGATGGATATTTTCTTTATAAGCTATCGAGAAGCAAATGCGGAAACTAACTGGCAACGATTATTAGCCAAGCATTCACATGCCAAGCGCATTCACGGTATCACTGGTATCGACCGTATACACTTAGCATGTAACTCACTAGCGACTACCCCTTTCTTTTGGACAGTGGATGGTGACAACTTGATAGTAGAAGACCTGGAGTACAATGAACCAATCACTACTGATCTAGTGATGTTTAAAGCATATGATCCACTTATTACAGGTGATACTAGTAGTCTTGGCGCAGTTAAACTATGGCGTAAAGATAGCTTTATCAATACAGATATGAGTAAGGGAGACTTTACACTTAATGCCACCCGATCAAAAACCATGAGTGATAGATGTTATTCAGTATCGGCATACAATGCTAGCGAGTTCGATACCTGGCGCGCCGCATTCCGTCATTGTGTTAAGTTACTTAGTATGATACTCAGAGATAGAAGCAAAGACAACCGAGAGGTGTATCTCGACAGATGGCGTAAGACTGAGACTAGTACTGGTAAGTATGCTAAATGGGCCTATCAGGGCTACTTAGATGCGATAGAGTTCGTTCACTTATATGATAATAACATGACCGAGCTTAATAAAATCAATGACTATGATTGGTTAGATAACTACTTCACGGAGCTGCATGGATGATTTACACTAGTGAACTGGATGGCAAGCAAATAGAGATTACTATTGACAAAAATATCAAGTATGGTATCATGCTTAGTGGTGGTCTAGATAGCGCGGTGTTATTGTATCTACTATACATCAACGGTGCCACGAACATACAACCGTATACGATTGATAAAGCAGATGGGTCATCCATGTATGCGAGCCGAGTCGTTGAGCACCTTAACAGAAAGTTTGGTATTAGGTTGCCACTACCTATTCTAGTGGGAGATCCATCAGTTCATCATAGTCTTCAAAGTAGAACAGCTCTTACTGACATCTTCACCAATTATTCAGTTGATCTATTATTCAACGCTCTTAACAAGAACCCTGATGAGATGAATGAACTACCAGGCGCACCTAAAAGAGCGACATCAGCGCCTCCCAAGGTAGTATTACCATTCGTTGACTTGTACAAAACACACATCATTGAATTGATGTATGAACTAGGACAAGAAGACTTACTGAATGTAACGCACTCTTGTACGGAGCAATCAATAGGCAGATGCGGCGAATGCTGGCAGTGTCAAGAAAGAGCATGGGCATTCAAGCAATTAAGTAAACAGGACACAGGCACACAATGACAACAAGAATACCGCCAGGTGTGAGTGGAAGACCAGCACACTACGACCCATCTAATGTAACACTAGAAACAGTATCAAATGAATTGGTCCTTAGTAATCTTGGCGACTTCGAGCCACTCAACATTAAGATCGATACTTCACAGACAATGAGAGAGCTAGCACAATTCGACGGTGATTGGGTAGACTACTTACCGCGGACTGATAGACCTAATAATCGCAGAGCACTTACTCTAACACAACTAGAGGGTAAGACGCATACATCACCACCTAGCTTAGCAGAAGCAAGTCATCTTGCTGGTAGAAGATTGAGTGAGTTAGAATTTAGCCATCGTACAGAGGTCTACAATAAGTGTGGTAGTTTACACCACTTCTTAAATCAGTGGCAGCCACTTGGTCGCACATTCATTGTACAGAGTAACATCGGTGGTTACTTTGTGCCACATAGAGATCACCCGTCGATGCCTCGTGATGTGTTTAGATTGATTGTGTTCTTAAACAATGTCGGACCATATGATTACGATTGGCTGATGGGTGATCGAAAGATTAACATCGAGCTAGGTAGAGTTTACTACGTGAACACTAGGCGAGAGCATAGAACGATTAGTTGGGTTAACAACAGTCTTCACTTGATACTCAACATCCCATTCAATACACAGAATGTAGCACGGGTAGTTGCTAATCTACAACACACTCATTGATTCGAAGAATTCAACTGCTTCTTCGAAGCTACAATTAAATCCCCAACTAAGTGATACTCTAAACTTAGATTGATGATTGTCCACTCGATGAGGAATACTAGTATTGAACACAAGTGGCTGAGTCATATTAAAGCTGAACAATTCACCCACTTCATCTATCTCATCAAATGTTCTCCTAGCATCAAATCTCTTATCACTATTGCTGTTACGATAAAATGATGTAACAGATGTGTTGGTATTCCTAATAGGTATGTTCAAAGCTGCTAATCGATTACTATCAATGTGGGTTGGTACAATCTCCCACGGATTGAAAATGTAAAGGTTGTAAATATCTCCCAAGATAGGAATACGCTTTTGAACATTGATCAGATAAGTATGATCGGTAACAGGTCGCTGATATCTTAGTAACCCATCTGCGCGAGATTTAAAAGTAGCATCTCTTAAATACAACAAATCAACATCAGGATCGTACTCGTGTCCATCTAAGTGGAATGCTATTCGTTGTAATTCATTTAAATCTAAATCAATCCGAGGATAATAAATGTAGGGTATCATAGCTTCTCCGTGAAGATACTAAGACCAATTTTAGACTTGATACTATTCAATCTAAAATCACTAGCACAATGTAATCTAACGGTATCAAACACAGTGATACTGCCCAATGTTTGTTTAAACGCACTATTAAAACTTAATCCATCTAGCCAAGTAGGATTCATCTTAGGAAAGTATCTCTCTTTAATATCAATAGGGAATGGCTCGTTGGATAGATTCTTAACATCACTGTAATCGTATACTGATAGATTGTAGAATGATTTAATATTACTACTGCCGTTAAAGAATTTACTAGGACCATCTAAGTAATATTGGTTAAAGAAGCACAACTCTGGCACATCATCACTGCCCTCAAACTGGAGAGGAATGTTGACACCCTTGTAACATACAGGCCAACTAAACGAGTCGTCGTTGTGAATGATATGAGGTCTGTCAGTCTTAAAGAATAGCGCACTCCATACTCGAAATGGCCCAATTACATCTACTAATCTCTCTAAGATAGACTTGAAGGGGTCATAGGCCAACTCCTCTTGTGTGACATCAACTGTTATCGGCCCCGTATGTTTATGAATCTTACTACTAGCATTAAAGAACTCAATGAGTTCTACCCGTTCATCTTCTGTAATAAAGTCCTGAATTTGAAATGGATCATTAATGTAACTCTCGATGATATCTTTGTCTTCTTGGCTTCTCATGTGGATATTTAGTAATCCAAAAAGTATTGACAGTAATATCTAATCTGCTATACTAGTTGTAATGTCATATGACAGATAACAAAAGGAAACACAATGAAGAAAATTCTAGCAATCGCGGCCTTAGCCGTAACATCCCAAGCGTTTGCCGCAGACTATGTATCAGTATCAGTTGAGAACGTACAAGGTCGCAAGGGCGCTCAAG